CCTATAATCATCAGTCTTCATCATTATTACTACGAACGATCCATAGAGTGCTTTATGATATTGAACATCATTAACCGTTTTGATATGTTCGAAACATATATCAGTTATATCCATTTTATTTTGGATATCAATTATAAAAATTCAAAACAATCTGTAACATCATGTTGACTGGAACACATAGTTTTCCTGACAATATTTCAATATGTGATTAGTACAATCCTCTGGAAAATTGGGATATTTCTCATTGAATATAAGATGTGTATCATATATCTCCTTCAACTTCTTACATCTACCTCTTATCAGATGTTCGAGTTCCCTGTTGTTTTCAACCATCAGTTCTTCATGATTCAAAATTGGAAGGTGAATCAGATATAGATCCATAATCAAAAATTCAAAAACAGATATGTCTGTCATTGGGATAATATGCTGTAATGATCTACTTATATAATGGGTAGGACTATTTATGTCAGCAATTACACCATCTAAAATACCAAAATAACATCCCGGTATGACATAATAACGAAACATCATTTTTTTTATATTTTCTTGAAATCTATTAACTACATCACCTAATGATTTTTCAAGATTATTTAGAATATTATTAAATTCATTAGCCTGATCATCCGAGTTTAATAGTTTTTCTACAGTGCTATTAAATTCATGTACTACATTGCGGTAACACTGTATAGCAATTTTAATACATTGTTTAATCACTCTAAAATGAGTCCTTTGGATACTATCATGCATAATTTTATGCCTATTTAATTTGTAGAGTATATATTTTGTATATATGGAATATATTTGATACATAAAACGCCTTTTCCTAAAAATAACACGAATCACTTTTTCTGAGGAACTAATTAATTCAATTATCTTATATAGTTCCAGATCAAACACAAATACATTAATACCATCTACACGATAGTCTTTCCATTTAACTGGTGTGGGTTGGTTCTGCTCGTAATAATTACAAGCATCGTTAATAAGTTTCAAGCTGTAATTATCCATATTACATTATAATTCACCTGCGATATGTATTTGTCTTCATCGATCCATAAACTGTTTTAATATGGTCAAAATATATGGCAGTTATATTCTATTATAAAAATTCAAAACAATCGATGTTTATCCACTAATAATTTTATTTTACACATAACTTCGTAAAATTTCCAAAGCAAAATCATTCAGTATATCATCTGGTATAACAAAAATAGGTTAACAATTTATATATTCATATCTACATAATACAGATATCTAAACAACACTCTCGGTTGATCCCATAATACTATCTACAATGGACACAGTACTCCCACTGACAGAAGTATTCTTGGATCTCTTTTTCTTATTGTAAATCTTCACGCAATAATTGAAAAATCCCATCTGATCTTGCACGGACATACTGTTACATATACGTTCATTAGCGACATGCCAAGGCATGTACTGATCTAGATCAAACAGATCTACACACATCCTCCTTAGCCTACAGCCATATTCTGTTCTCGTAAGATGGGTCATGAAATACACTACTTCCTTGTGCATTTCAGGCGAATCCATCTTGTTCCATCCTGGAAGTTTTCGGATCTTGTAAATAATATTCACAGGCTTAAGTTCATCAGGCAATGTGAGTATTGATTCTTTGACTATTGGTATATCTTTCTCAGATAATATTTTAAGATGTGGAATACCATACTCATCTTCCTTTCTTAATATCCACTGATTCACTTGTTTTACCAATTTTGCGTTCTGACATATCCTAGGCGGACGTTTCCACCCACCGGGGTTACCAAACATCATTTGTTTCATTTCTTTAAAGAAATGCTTACCATAATGCTCGTCTTCAAAATCTTCCCCAGTGAACCACATATCCACAATGGATTCAAATAATTCGCAGGAATTATCACTTGTAAACAGAAAATACAAGACAAGACTAGATTCCTGAAATATTCTCTCGTCCCGATCAGGCGCGGTGAATACTTTCCACTCCGGTGTCGGAGGCACAGAGGTAGCACAAGAAGCCATGGTAGCAACAATCAGTATGGAATTTAATATTTCAAATAATAATATTAATAATATTTTTGAATCAATAGGTTAATGGTAAAGCTAGATACATAGCGTCATGGGTCCAGTTAAAGTCCAAATGCTACGGCAGAAGCCATATGATAAAAATACACAGTGTGCTGTTGTAAGTAAGAAGGAACATGGAGATGTGATAGGCGAAGAAGATTGGTTGGATATGATCAAATGGGAGGAAGAAAAAGTATTATTGGATCGGTATGCCAATAGTGATTCGAGCAATCAAGACAGTACACTACAGGAGTTGAATGCGTTTTACAGGAAGCACGGTATGGCGGAAATATTTTTATAATCATTAATTCAGTTGTTAAGTGTCTTCTTGATCAATAAGTTTATATATTATTCAATAAAAACGATAAAATTAAAATTGTGATTATCGGTACATCAATAACCGCAGCATTTTTTGTAAGATCCATATTACCGTCAGTGGTAATAGCAACATTTTCTGTTAGATTCACATCGATATCATCGATAATTGTGGTATCGTTACAATAATAATTATATAATTCCCATTTTAATCCATTTGTACATATTATGTCAAGATCAATACTGTTATTTTTAGTCCATATATATGTTGTCTTCATAGCACAATCACAATACCATGGATTATTACTGAAATCTATTGATGCATTATTGTTAATTATTTTCTGGAGTGTTGTTATATTTAAGAATTTAATAATATTATTGGTTAAATTCATCGATATGGTGCTAATATATATATAATTTATTTTATTATTACTCAAATCTATAAATCGTAAGTTATTATAACTAATAATATTATCATAACTAGAAATTTTATTTTTATTAATGTATAATTTTTGCAGACTAGTCAATGCTTTAAAAGTGTCTTCAGGAATAGTGTACAGATTACACTCTGATAAATGTAGTTGTATGAGAGATGTTGATCGAATAAATTCTGGGACTAATATTATAGGATTATTAGAAAGAATCAGTAACTCAAGATAGGGATTTCTTTGAAATGTTTCCGGTTCAATCTCTCCAATATTATTGAAAGATAAATCCACTATCTTTAACTTACTTTGGCCCAAAAATGCTTCTCTGTCTATTTCTGCAATATAATTCTTAGACGCGTTAAATTCTATTAATGAAATCACTCCAATATCACGTAGTTCTGTTTTAGCTAATGCACGTAGTACATTATCAGAAACGTCTAAAAATTCTACATATCTATCAAATCTATCGTGAGGAATGTAATTTATAGCAAGAGACCTACATGATGCTACATATTGAGAAGGACACCTACATCGATCAGGACACTGAGTACTAACTAACATAAAAAAGTAAAATAAAATTAGTACTTTCATCATTTTACACATGGTACGTATTTTTTCAAATAAGATAAATCTTACTTGGCGACAAACTTAGTTGAGCCATTATGTTGTAAATCTTATTTTTTAATTCATCAATAGTAAGAGGTGTTTTTATGTGACAATTTTCCGTATCGATTTCTAGGGTCTTTGATAGTTCCTCTATTATAGCATGAGAATTTACTAAACGTCTTACCTCAAATACAACTGCTGCACGGGAAGTGTTTAACACTCTACATAATGTATCGATTCTATCTTCATGATATAGAGGATCAGTAATAGCATACACGTATGTATCTTTTTCTATTTTTAATAGGTTGAAATACTTTGGTGTTAATTTATTGTCAGCAGCTATTATACCTTCTACTATATGAATCATTGATCCTTTGAACGTTGATATGAAAGTATTTACTGCTTCTAAATCCATTTGTTAGGATTAACTACTTTTTCAAATTTATCAATAGAAGAATTGTTTTTAAGACAAATAATCTTTTGCTCATAATCTAATATTCCACTCATAACAAAAAAAGATTGGGAGTTCATATGCAGATCATTTCTACTGATTTTCAGCATAATCTTTCCCGTAAGGAACAATTGCTTTACGCACTTCAGTATCCGGGAACACACATCCAGCTCGCTTCTCGAAGGATTGTTGATTCACTGTTTTTAACATCTCCATGTGTTCATGTTCCTTCATTGGACGTTCCAACCATTGCTCTTTACCCAACTTAGAATCCGGGAACACACGTCCAGCTCGCTTCTCGAAATATTGTTGACTCCTTGATTTTAACATCTCCATATTCTCACAACCCCTAAACGGACGTTCCGACCGCCGACGCAACTCTTTAACTCCGTTCATATTCCTCTTGGCAAACCAAATATCTCCAATAAGCTTCAAAGATTCACAAGAATCGCCATCCGTACATTTGTGGTACAATATAAAATTACATTCCTGTAGCTGTACATCATCTCGACTGGAAGTAGTAAATACTTGCCACTCTGGGGTATTAGATACAGAGGCAGCATAAGAAGCCATAGTAGCCACGATCAATGCTGGATCTAAAATTTCAAAAAAAAAACCCAATTACATAATCACATATGCCCTATTTTTGCTGAATATCAAATCCACAAATAATATGTACACCACTATATAGTTATCATATTACTAAGTATATACATTACGGTGTAGGTAGTGCCAAAAGTGGGAGACATAAATTAGTACATGCGGTTAATGCCGGGATACAAGCACTCATGCCGATTAGTGTAGCACTCAACCCACCAAGACATGTAACAAACGCTGTAACACAAGCTGCTTCACAAGCAGCATAGGCTGCTGGACCTCCATTGGAAGTACATATTAAAAGTAACAATACTGTTATTACCTTCATTATTTACACTATTTACACTATTTACACTATAACGGTTACAATTACAGCACTAACCTATTTTCTCAAACTCGGTTACATATCATTATTATTAATTACTTTTTTTATTCTTTTCGTACTTATCTATCATTAAATTTAAATATTCGAATGGTACCCACATAACTAAATGTACATAATCTGCCAATATCATATCAAATGTTCTATCATAGTGTTCAGGTGAAATCCAAAGTATTAAGTCGAGTATCAATCTATAATGGATATATATACCATCGACATCATTGTAACATATAACATCTTCATTTTTATATAGATACGTTAAATCATGATTAATATATTTGTAATAATCGAACAACTTCTTAGTGTTATTTGAATTCAACCACTGATCAACCTGTTTTCCAGCATCGTTGCATAAATTAGTTGCATTAATATATCCGTTTCTATAATCACTTGATTCTATCATAGTCACTACAAACGGTCCAAATAATGCGCTGTGAAATTCCAAATCTTTATGTCTACAAAGGGTATTATGACATAACATGTGCATCGCTTCAGCAACACGTTCCATATCTATATTGAACTTTAGTATAATTTTTCGAAAACAATAATATACATTATGAATAATTTATTCCTAGGCCTTCTAATTTACAGTTTCTATTGTGTTCAAAAACCGTTCTCCATATTATAATATATTAATTCACTTTAAATGTTTTTGTAATATTGATGATTGGTACAATCCAACCTTCCAAATACAATATAATATTTATGATACATGAAATAAACTAAGTACTTGATATAAAAATAAGATATTGTGACCTACCAATACAGTCTTGTCAACAACTTTACTAAAATACAAATATCTATTAGAAGAAGTATACTAACACATATGAATATGAAAAGCACCACTTTATCCATTTCTACCTAGAATAGGTATTTACGTATTGTGCCTTATTTATCAATTATAGTGTAATACACTTAGCACCTTAGAAGAACAATTTTCTTTGATGGTACACAAATCCATTCGTAACTTATTGAATAATTTCCCAATATTTGATTCGTCATCTTCCGTAAAATAATCATTAGCATGTAATACGGTCATCAATGTATCAGTAACAACATCATATATCTTGTAAAAATTTGTTCTTATATGTCTTTTCATTACACGCAATGTATGATACACAATAGTACTATAAAGATCATTATAGTATTCTTTTGTAGCATGTAATGCTACATATAACGCTTCTTTTTTAGATACTAAGTTGTCCCCCTCTCGCATCACAAAACGATTAATATTTACATATTCTTTAGAACCAACTATTCCAAAGTTATCTTCGGTTGAATCCTCGTCCGAATCGATATCAACATCCTGTATAGCAACACATTCTGACACATACTCGGATAGATCATTACTCAATTTATTAATTAGATTTATTATCATCGCTCTTTGAGTCGTTAAGTATCCAGCTATTCTGATATTGTCTATTGAATGATCTCTCCACAGAGGAATGTAAAAAGGCTTCATAGATTCCTCGAACCTATCCAATATTTCAATAGTACTTTGAAGACAATCAATAACATGCGACCCAATAATAATACTATCACCTAGCACCAAAGTATTATACACAATATCGTAACAATCAGCAGACGTACGACCAGCGTTATATAAAGTTGCCCGCCTACCATCACAAATGGCTGCCATTTTTGAGTTTACAGTTTTTTTTCAAAATATCATTCGTAGTGTAAAATAAACAACTTCTTTTAAAACACACCAAATATTCAAAATAAAAAACCAGTGAGGTGTTGGACTATATTTGGAATATTAAAGCATATTGTTTAGAATCTGTGGCCTATTATTGACCCGTTTATAATGCTAGAGGAAAAACATCACAGTCTGCCCATCTCCCTGAGTAAACTGTTACCATATAACAGAAACGTAGTCTTTTAATAACCATAGTGGAACGCATCCTACAAATGTGCAGATGGCGGGGATATGTCAACATATCACTTAACATTCCTATAGGTATTTCATGACATTTTAAACATATATCCTGACCAGGTACCAACTTTATTAGATGTTCTTTCAACACACGATAAAATAAGTCACGATCAGCATTATTTTTTGCCATCCAAAATTCATAACAACATGCCAATAGCGCCATAGCCGACAGGAGACTAATATTTCAACTTTAACCATTCAACATAACTAGGAGAATCAAACCACAATCTGTATGTTTCATTTGAAACACTATCATAAACAAATATATACACAGCTTCTGAATCATATTTCTTAACCATTATTTTAAACAATACTTCTTCTTCAGAATTAGTAATTTCAAAATGCGTCAAGTTACCATTTGGAAAATTAAAGCTAAAATCCACATCACGTAATTTAGAAAACATACAACATATATCCCAAAGTCTTATATTTTGACATATGATATCCAACACTAGACACGTATCAATAGAATACTCAGCAGTATCGGCATACCACCTCATTGTGTATGTAATGTCTTTATGATATTATAATAATTCAAAGTTGAAATATTATATTATTCAGATAACGTCTACTATGGATATGTGTATAGAAGTGAACAGGTTTACATCCTTTACCCAACTAGATAGGGATACTGCAATCAAATTTGCAGAAGCCGGACTATATTCTGTAGATATGAATAGAGCAAAATGTGCATTTTGTAGTATCGAGTTTGTTATTTCAGACATTATGCAAGATCCTTTTGCCGTTCATACCGCCAAAGTTCCAGAATGCGTGTTTGTATTGGGGTTGTCTTGTGGTGATTATCCCCTGTATTAGCTACTTAAAAAAATGTTTCACATCTCGGGACGTTAGGAAATGATAAACTTTTTTTTTAATTTTTTGATATGATAGTTTCTACCATTGTATACTTTATGCCATGTTTATTATAAAATTCTATCAACAAACCTAAACTTTCAGAAGATTGTAATTTTAATAAATTTGTTTCCAATCGGTGTCTCTCTAATTCTCTTTCTAACTCTAATTCTAACACATAATCAGTCAATTCATTTTGAGTCATATCCATTATACAATCGATTAGTATAACCGAACAATAACACTAAATTTTCATGTTCATTTAACAAAAAAAATCACTCCCCACACGTATGGGTTTTTATTGGGCATAATTTTTCCATATAATGGCTCCAATATTCTACCCAACACATATTATCGTTAAATTTACAAAGTCCATTCGATAAAAGGAACAATGAATCATCTTTCGTCGGACTGACCTTTTTCCATTTGGCTTGCATTTCTGGGCAATACTCAGCTCTTCCAACCTCCATTAGCACTGTTTGAAGCACCGCGGAACTATTAGCCATAGTATCTATAAATCTTATATTGTCAAGGGCAGTTTCACCATAACATTTATACGTGCCATCAATACAACAATACCTCATAAATACAACTGCCATTATCATTGCTTTTGGAGACAAAAGCATAGAAGCTGTTAACAAATTATACTGCCCTGTAATAGTTAGATTCATGATGATAGCAATAATGGCTATTAAACTATTATTTCAATATTGCGTAGAATTTTAATTGAGGTGTGATAATTTTGTTATAATATCCGACAATAAAATTTGATTTTAATTATTCCAATTTGTAAAAAGAACCATAGTCACGTAAAAAGAAACATAATATGCACATATAAACTATTGCCAATTACAAACTGCCTTTATGTAACGGTGAGTTAATGGATATAATATTTTCTAATATATATATCATAAATTCTGATTCTGTGTAATTGTTTACTAATAACACTTCATTTTTACACATTAATATTTTACCTTCTGTCCCTAGTTTTTTAATTTTGATAATTAACTTATCTATGTCGAATATATCACATGACAGTTTTTGCTCTAACATAGGGTATATACCTTTCAGATATGCAATTTGGGATACCTCATTATTATTTGTCTGCTTGATAATATAGTACATATTATTATTAATTCTCATTAGTATAAACCTGTGTGGTTTGGAAATCAATTCTATATATGATTCTATTGTATTAGATATCTTATCATATAAATCACGAGACGCCCACAGTATAATGTGCAATAACAATTTTTTATGTATATATGTACCATTCAAAATTTCTTTTTGTTGATTACCGTAATTATGTATTACACATACAATACCCAAACATGCATAATATTCTAATAACTCCATAGTATTGGAATCACATAACCAGTCTGCAACATTCTTGCCAAAAATATTACATAGGTTTGATGCGTTGATAAATCCGGTTTTAGTAGAATTGCTAGATTTTGTAATTATAATATCTACATCAAAATATTGTGTTTTATAATATCCTACACCATCACGATAAGTAATAAGGTCGTAGTATTCCATTAATAATTACATTTTTTTTCAATTTATCCTCCAAAACGATCAATAATTAATATCCAACAACCCTTCATATACAAAAAAAAAACATATTCTCATTATAAATAACTTCCAACTACTTTAATAAGTACTTCACCAGTATGTTTACTATCCAGTCTCATGAGGGTTAATTAAGAGCTAATTTGTACAAATTGACTGATGTATGTGATGAACTCATCTTTTATATTACAACCATCATATGATCGATAGTGCGTTGCATAATAAGGAAGGAGCCTTTCCAGTTTGTACAACGATATAATATTACTAATAATTTTTTCCCCATATGATGTGCTTGATAATTTGTTTATAAAATATTCAACTTCACACCTGATTCGTATATCATGAAACGGTATCCAACGGCGATCATTGGACAATATGTCAAGTATTTTATCCGGACGAATATTTGGTTCAATATCCCAATCATGACACATCCTATTTCTAATGTATTCCATATCGGTGCCCTCAATACATGTTATATCATATACCTTGAACAAATTATCATGAACACACTTGGCAACTTCTACGTTCATACTTATCCTGGGTAGAGACATCCACTTGGCATCTTTGGGTGTATTATAAACCAAACAATCAATCAGTTCATCAGTTTCGTCATATTCTATATTGTGCGATTTTGCGCACGAAAACACTTCTCCTTGAAACAATTCTCCTAACAACACAGTCATAACTTCATATATATTTCCATAACAAAACATAAAACTAATTAACAAGATTTTTTGTTCCATCAAATTCATTATACCAGTAGACATTTTAACTGGATATTTATTAAAATGTTATTGAAAATTTAGAATGCCCAGTAATGAAACCACACCAATGGAGAAGATTTATTTTCAAAATTATGGATTGTATAGGTTATTCTGCTTTTGTGTACACAATAATTTTCATTATATTATTTGAAGTATTAGCAACTCTAGCACTAGTATGCTACATATTGTATGAAATGTTTTAGTACATCACATTGTTAATCAGGATCGTGATTTAATAAATTTGAAATTTTACATTTCAGTATCGACTATAACAATGGACCAATCAGATTTGATGATTATTAATGTGTGTGCTATATTGCATGTACTGATGTTCATGATAATGGTGGGAGTTATACTCTATATTGTAATATTCATATCTACTAGGCTAGCCAGGAACAGTAACGGGAAAATTTCTATAAATTTTGCTGCCCAGAATGACCGTCAGGGTTCATAGGTTGGTGGTTCACTATGAGTATCGGTTCCCTTTAATTTTTATGACGTGGTAATATATGTAAGACAAAAAAAATGAAATTATATGCTATATATCTAAAATGGATCCCGTACATAGTGCCATATTATGCGGCGATGTTAGTGGTTTGGAAGATTTAGTCAGCAATCTGTCAATAGATTGTAATAAGATGAATGAATCGGGTATGCGTCCGATTCATACGTTGCTATATAAAAAGGCTGACAATAACGCAGAGTTATTGTCCACATTACTTAAAAGAGAAGATATTCTCATCAATGTCAGTGATGAAATGGGTGCAATACCAATACATATGGTAATAAATGCCGCTGATGTGCGTTGTTTAGAGATATTGGTTACTGAATCAAATGTGGATTGTAACAAAGTAAATAGTACGGGTATGCCGCCAGTCCATGCAATACTGCGAAGATCAACATTCACCGGGCCAAGTGTGATAGCTATGATGATGGTCATCATATTAAGGAGAGAAGACGTTGATCTTAACGCCGAAGATGATATGGGTGGAATTCCTATCCATATGGCGATAACACATGGCAATAAGCAAGTGTTAGAGATGTTAGTTGCCATTCCATCAGTGGATTGTAACAAAGCGAATAATATGGGAATGAATCCTGTTCATACCTTGATAAGATCCTTAGCGTACATACATCCTAATGTAGTAGCTGAAATGTTATCCGTATTGATGGAAAGAAAAGACGTCGATCTTAATGCAAAAGATATAATGGGCAATACTCCATTACATCTGGCAGGAATACATGGTAATGTGAAGATTTTTGAAATGTTGGCTAAAGAACCATCAGTAGAACATCACAAATTGAACAATTCAGGACAAACTCCCTTGGCTGCTACATGTTCAGCAAATAAAAAAAATTCAGGCGCACTGTTGTCTCTGCTGTTAAAGGATGTTAAGCAGTAACGTAATAAGCCTACTTATTTGTGTTTGAATGCTGCTTTTCTATGAGTATCAATAAAATTATTGATTTGGTTATGGTAAGCTATTGTTATTTCAAATTATAAATGCATATTAATATGTGTAAAGACTTAAATTTACCATTCAATTCTATAAATTCCAACATAGTTAATTGTGATGTATTATTAGTATGTGGTAATATTACAAGATATAATAGATATAATGTAATCTATAATTTTTTTCTAAAGCTTCAGGATGTAGAAAATATTATTTTTGTTCCTGGGTTAAATGATATCGTTTTTGATGATAGAAAGAAATATAATTACGATATTAACCATATGAATTTTATTTATCATAATAATAAACATATTAAAAATAGACTTCTGGAATCTTTTCCAAATATTAATATCTTATCAGATAGTGATATAACTATAGAATTTAACAATATGGAATATAGATTTTATGGATCACCATATCATAGTAACAATAAATATAAACAATTTTATATATCACCTATAGAATATAATAAAATGATAAAAAAGATTAAATATAAAGATTTTATCATATTATCCAACTCATATAGTAAAGATATATACGGTTATATGTGTTATGTATATAATGATAACAATATTTTAAAAATAAACCAAATCAAATCTGAATATCCATATACTCTAGAATACATTATTACGAATGAATAGTATTAAAAGTTAAATTGCTTTATTATTGGGATGACAAGAATAAATCCATATCTTTATTAAATTTAAATTGGATACCAAACACGGTCATGATTTATTGTAAATATTTGAGCTAGATTAACTTAATTTCATTCTCCGTAAAATTTGTAGAACTCTAAATTGATAGTTCTAATCACGTACAACCACAAAGTTGATTTTAATTTTTTTAAGGATATTTTTATCATCGGTATGACTAGATATTTCAAATTAATGGTTTTTAAGTATGGTATATAATAAAGCTATGTGTATAACATTATTAATCTCGGATTTACGATGTTACCAAAAAATATTGCATCTGTATATCAAAAAAGAACTAGCCTCAATCTAATATGAGATTGCTAAACATTAAAATGAATACAACTTACAAAAATATTATATTTCAGTTGTATTAGAAATCAAAATTTACTACGGTTCATTAATTCATACAGGACATATTGAATCAGCTTAACTGTGTCATACAATATTTTGTATATTGATAAAACAATTAAAATATAGAAATAGGGTATTATTTGATAGTAACGTGTAATTTATTATTGTACCGATTTAATGTATAAACATGATTATTTATTAATAGATTCCTTATATGTTGTCCAATATGTATTATTCTGCACAATATCAACTAAAGACTGATAAGCCGCATTATCTATTAATAGATATATGATTTTTCTACAATATTCTGGCATTTGTAGCGATGATATGTAGGATTTAATCTCTTTTTGTTTTTGTAAAATATACATAGCATATTCATTATTAGGATCATCTTTATTTGTAAACATATCATCTACTGATTTTAAATAGTTGGATTCATGTGGAAACAGTATATTTAAAAAATCGTGAATAGAATTATATGATTGAGATATTAATGTACTTTCTTCTTCATCTGATAAAATACTGACAACAACAGTTTTAACCATTTAAATCACTAAATAACTAATAATTATAATATATAAATTACGATGAATAGAGCGATTAAACTATAGTTAATGCTGTAATAAATGAATATACAAAAACATTAATAACCAATCAATGACTCTACACAAGCTTCCTAATATAATCAATATTATTAGGACATATTTTATCCTTACGTACTTTCACAATTTTAGGATCCCTAAGCGTTGGCTGTGGACCATTATTATTTATAGACATGTAAGACACCTCCACTATCACAGTTGGAGCACACCACCAATCAGGATAATATACGTATTTATTAAGCTGAACAGTTAAATATTTAGATGAACGACATTGGTTGGCATACTTAGATTTAATAAGTTCATTAATTGCTTGATGTTCAGTAAAAGGCATATCGATAATATTTCCCGAGCCAAATATATTGCAGTTGACTTTCTTATATGTAATGTAATGTAATGGTCTAGTGTCGACCTTATTAAAATTGTCGGTACTGATACCCTTATGATAACCTACTCTACCTATAATTACCAAATTAGCATTATCATAATCTTTGTATGCTACCAAAAAATCTTTACACTCATCACCATGACAGTATCCGCCTACTATTACTAAATCCAAAGTATCACCTATACCACAATTAAAATATTTAACTTTAACCCAATTAGTACTTCTTCCATCCACATATGTTCCACTTAGAGACTTCAACACCAACCCTTCAGTCTTGCGATCTACGGCCTGATGCAACAACATAGTTAACGTGTCTATAGGAGGGTTTACATCATACATAATAACTGTTATATTTAACGACCCATCTGTCTTAAAATATTTTCCCAACAACTGTTTCCTATCATATAATGTTTTACATGTGAGATCGACTGAATTGTACTCTAACACGTCAAATATAACTGGACTAACATAAACATGTTTTTTTCCAATATCATCAGCAGTCATTATATGGTTAGTTATTTTGTTATAAGGCACCAATTCACTATCTAATACACAACTATTACAACTAGTTAGGCTAAAATACTCTTGAAGATTACTAATTAGTTCGGGAAACATATCAGTTTTTTTTTTTGATGCCGTGATTAACTCAACGGTGGGTTTATTCCAATGAATCAATAACCTACTACCGTCATATTTAAATTCTGATATGTACGAATCATCAATTAAAGATAGTGCATGTTCAATGCTTTTGGCAGCATATCTGGGCTTCATAATAGGATACATGGCTTCTCTACGAACTTACTATTCTTTCACATATCCGCTAATTTTGGGAACCATATTCGAACTAAAATCACAATAACGTTCCCTTACCAGATAATTAAAAACATTATTAGTAATTCCGAACCCACGGTACTTATGAAGAAAATTATATTTATATCCATCCATCAAAGTATTACCTATATATCTTATTTTCCTGAACATATGCATATATGCCAACTCCAAACACAAAGACATTTCGATATCTGTGAGGGTTATGGGCTGCATTACCATAGACCTGATCAACGTATCATAATGTGCAATGCTACTATTTTCTGACCCACTCGAATCATCACTATGATATATATCGTCTTCGGGATCGATAGAATCATCATCAATACTACACCAAACCGATTCTTTATTACCAATCTTCAACATCATAGCACTAGAATTAACCAACATATTAGTTACAACATATTGGCTAAACTTGCTTATAAGCACTAACGTCTCCTCCCGCCAATTAGATTCGTCCTGGAGAGTGACATCAGAAGAGTAAATATCATAAAACACACAACGTAATCCCCTAAATATATCTGGATTGTTAATGTCATCTACTCCAAATCTTACCAGCTTATCATATACAAGAGCGACATCGCGAAATATATGGTATGCCGTTTGAGAATTCATTTTTATGATACGTAACGCATCAAAACTTAACATAATTTTTCAATTTACAAAAATAGTATTTCCCTAGTAATATCATAATATACAAATTACCTGCAACAGACAAATAATGGAACTTACATTGTAATACGCAAAGCTTGTGCATACTTCTCATACAACCTGACAAGTACCGGCACAACGTCATAGACGTTGAACCCGAGACTCACCAAATACCTTCTAGTATCATTGAACACAGCATCCAACTGACTAAATGTCATCCCGACACATATGTGTTTATTAACACGACGAATGACTAGGTCGGTAATCTGATTATTTTGATCTGAACCCTGGAGCATATTTTTTACAATGACATCAGATGCACTTACAATCAGATTATCACTAGTACCTTCCATGATGGCTTTATCTATATTTTGTGCAATATATTGCAAAGTACGATCCGTAGCTTCATCCTCAAGCGTATCTGAACGCTGAAAATCAGGCTCCATTGATACAACGTCACATACGTTATCAATGATAGCTTTTATTTCTTCATTGGAAATATATCTCGGGTACATATCGAACCCGGCCATTATGCACTTTGTGACTAACAGAATGTGTACAATAGCAACGTTACTATGTTAACATATTTATTCAAAAACCAACACACTAGTTCACTTACAAAAAAACACCAACCCACTAGTAGCCAAAATACCGGCTAAAACAGTCACGCTCTTTTTAATTCAACAAACTCTTGAATAGCTAGTCTGGAGTCATTTGTAGCCATATACGGCATTACTTTCATAGTACCGAACTTACAGTTAAAGCGATTTTCAAGATGTTCAATATCGTCTTTTGTGACATAACACTTTCTTTGATATTTAGATATTGCTAAATTATATTTAATATTTTCCGCAAGTATATCCATTCCATCACAATCCATACATGTTATTGCAGTGACTTGTTTTGATATTCCATCAGGTATGTCGATAGAATTGCGTCGATGTATTATTATTTCAGCACTTTCAGGTATGAAAACATTTATAGAATGCGGACAACATGAACATGGTATATGTACCCCACAACCAGCGAAAATAGCAATTACGTCTTTTTCAATTATATTATTATACAACTGCTTCATCGCATCAGATCCGAAGTAAATATGTTCCGGCACAAAATATTCAAGTGTATCCATAACTACTATGTCTTTTTTTGTTTTTTTTCAATAATATATGTACTACAATCGTTTATAGTGTAATAATAATTAATAGTTTCGATAATTCGCTATTTTAATCTATACTTATCTATAAATTCTCTCTCTATTCCTGGATATCTTAATATTATACCCCAATTTACTCTATCTTGATGTTCACCTATAAATTCTTGTGTTAATTCTTGATATTCTGTTATTTTGTCCCAATTTACTCTATCTTGATGTTTATCTATGAATTCTTCCGATAATAATAGATGTTCTGATATCCAGTCCCAATTCACTCTATTTTGATGTTTATCTATAAATTCTTCAGATAACTCTTGATATTCAAATATTTTATCCCAATTTACTCTATTTTGATGTTTATCTATAAATTCTTCAGATAACTCTTGACATTCTGATATCTTATCCCAATTTACTCTATTTTGATGTTTATCTATAAATTCTTCAGATAACTCTTGACATTCTGATATCTTATCCCAATTTACTCTATTTTGATGTTTATCTATAAATTCTTCAGATAACTTTTGATATTCTGATATTTTATCCCAATTTACTCTAATTTGATGTTCATTTATAAATCTTTCCGATAACGGCCATACTGAAATCTTATCCCAGTTTGTTTCATTATTAAAGGTGATCTTGTCCATATTTACTTTTTTTTATATTTTTTCAATTATATATGACTTGGTTTTAATGACTTGCAATATAAAAAAATCAATTACTCCGGTAAGTTACTACTTACCCTTACATCACCAAATTGTTGGACATTGATATTCTGATATTTTATCCCAAGGTATTTCATCACATTCATCTAAAAATTCTTCAGATGAATATTGGGATATCTGGTGCCAATTTATGCTATCATTTATAAATTCTTCCGATAACGATATATTATCCAAATTTACGTTCCCTTGGTCATGATCTATAAATTCTTCTAACGACGCTTGACAGTCTGGCATCTTGTCTCGCTCTGCCTTATAGTTATAAGTATCAGTACCCATTTTTTCCCTTGTACTTTTTTTTCAATATTATATGTATGCTTATTTTAGTTATCCGTATAACTGCTCAACCATTCATCTGAATGGTTTTACTTCATATAGTTTCTAGATATTCTATTGCAGTTATGATTATATAATTATATGTGATTTCGATTTCACTAGTAATCTGTAATAAAAACAAACAATTAGCTATTCTCACGGTTACTCTAACGCGTATTTATCTATAAATTTTCCAATGATTTTTAATATTCCAGTTTATCCTATCCTGGTGCTCATTCATAAATTTTTCCGATAAAACTTGATGTTCTGATATTTTATCCCAATTTACTCTATCTTGATGTTTTTCTATAAATTTTTCCGATAAAACTTGATGTTCTGATATTTTATCCCAATTTACTCTACCTTGATGTTTTTCTATAAATTTTTCCGATAAATATTGATGTTCTGATATTTTATCCCAATTTACTCTATCTTGATGTTTATCTATAAATTTTTCCGATAAATATTGATATTCTGATATTTTATCCCAATTTACTCTACTTTGATGTTTATCTATAAATTCTTCAGATAAATCTTGACATTCTGATACTTTATCCCAATTTACTCTGTCTTGATGTTTATCTATAAATTTTTCCGGTAAATCTTGACATTCTGATATTTTATCCCAATTTACTTCATTTCGAAGTTTATCCACAAACTTACATCTTGAAATATTGTCCGGTTTGTTTTTATCATTAATCTTATCCATGTTTATTTTTTTTATATTTTTTCATTAATTATATATAATTTCGATTCCATTAGCAATTTGTAATAAAAAATCAATTATTTATTTCGGCAGATTGACACTCCAACACATGTTTACTCATAAATTCTTCAGATAAAACGTGACGTTTTGATATTTTATCCCAATTCACTCTATCTTTATGTTTATCTATAAATTCTCCCGATAAATATTGACATTCTGATATATAGTCCCAATTCACTCTATCTTTATGTTTATCTATAAATTCTTCTGATAAATCCTGATATTCTGATATATGGTCCCAACTCACTCTATCTTTATGTTTATCTATAAATTCTTCTGATAAATCTTGATATTCTGATAATGTATACCAACATATTCTATATTGATGCTCATTTATGAAATCTTCCGGCAAATCTGGATGCGCTGAAATATCGATCCAATTTACTTTATCTTGATGTTTATCTATAAATTCTTCCGACAAATCTTGATATATTATTATATTAAACCAATTTACTTTATATTTGTGCTTATCTATAAATTCTTCCGATAAAACTTGACGTTTTGATATATGCTCCCAATTTACTCTATCTTGATGTTTATCTATAAATTCTTCCGGTAAATCTTCATATTTTGAAATATCGTCCCAGTTTACTCTATTTTTATGTCTATGTATAAATTTTTCCGACAAAGCTTGATATTCTATTATATTATCCCAATTTACTCTATCTTGATGTTTATCTATAAATTCTTCTGATAATTTTTGATATTCTATTATATTATCCCAATTTACTCTATCTTGATGTTTATCTATAAATTCTTCTGATAAATCCTGATGTTCTGATATTATGCCCCAATTTACTCTATCTTGATGTTTATCTATAAATTCTTCTGATAAATCCTGATATTCTGATAATGTGTACCAACATACTCTATCTTGGTGCTCATTTATAAAATCTTCCGACAAACCTGTATGCGCTGAAATATCGCTCCAATTTACTTTATCTTGATGTTTATCTATAAATTCTTCCGATAAATCTTGATATATTATTATATTAAACCAATTTACTTTATATTGGCGTTCATTTATAAATTTTTCCGATAAATTTTGCCATTTTGAAATATCGTCCCAATTTACTTTATCTTGATGTTTGTCTATAAATTTTTCCGATAAATTTCGCCATTTTGAAATATCGTCCCAATTCACTTTATCTTGATGTTTATCTATAAAATCTTCCGATAAACCTAATATTTTACCCCAAACTGCTTTATGATTATGGGTACTAATATCCATTTTATTTTGACTTTTTTTATTTTTTTTCAATAATATATAGACATCAATTATAGTGATTTTTGATTCCATTAAGAACTTACAATAAAAAAATCAATTACTTCAACTCATGCTTATCCATAAATTCTTCCGATAAAACTTGATGTTCTGATATTTTATCCCAATTTACTCTATCTTGATGTTTATCTATAAATTCTTCAGATAAATCTTGATGTTCTGATATTTTATCCCAATTTACTCTACCTTGATGTTTTTCTATAATTTTTTCCGATAAATATTGATGTTCTGATATTTTATCCCAATTTACTCTATCTTGATGTTTATCTATAAATTCTTCTGATAACTCTTCTGATATTTTATCCCAATTTACTAAAAATTGATAATTATCTATAAATTCTTCTGATAACTCTTGATGTTCTGATATTTTATCCCAATTTACTCTACCGTGATGTTTATCTATAAATTCTTCTGATAAATATTGATGTTCTGATATTTTATCCCAATTTACTCTATCTTGATGTTTATCTATAAATTCTTCTGATAAATCCTGATGTTCTGATATTTTATCCCAATTTACTCTATCTTGATGTTTATCTATAAATTCTTCTGATAACTCTTGATGCTCAGATATTTTATCCCAATTTACTTTATCTATAAATTCTTCTATACGTTCTTCGGTAAACCCCGAATGTTCTGATAAATCGTCCCAATTTAACTTATGTTTAAATTCTCTGAAAATATCATACGACAGTCTTCTTTTTGATAATATATCCCAACATAACTTATGACTATGTATTATGATATTATCATGTCTGCCACAGTCTATTGTACGAGATATATCAGTCCAGTCCAGTTGTAATTTTTCGTTTCTAAGATAATCTATAAAAGGCTCATAAGGTACTTTGTTATTAAATCTTTCATTTAACCCCATGTGGTATGCACCATTACATATTTCTCTTAATTGTAATAATTTCATACAAAATAGATTAGCAGTATCTCTATTCAAATCAGAAACCGTTGGCAATTTTAGGTCCTTATACTGGGGAACACAAGTTACATTTTTACTACGTTTATCGGCAATTATGTAATTTTCATAATCTCTAGTACATGATAAGGAGGACACGTCATCACATAACATCCCTTCTAGTGCTATCAACGTTTTATATTTATTAATACTATTATCTATATTGTTGACATACTTACTATAATTACATATCAACGAATGATTAATTCCTATAATATGATTAACTATCCATTTCAATATTCTAACATCAGTTACATGTGTACTATCATCAGATACTATTACCAATATATCCATTAAATCCCCAACAAATATAACATTATATAACCAATCAAGTATATAATCGAAAACATCATCACTCTTAGCAGCCCACACCGTATATATATAATTCAATATACCATTAATAAAATTCTTATCATAATCAGTAACATTTACATTATTTAACGGAACAACAATACCCCTCCACATATTTAAATCTTTCTCCGTATTCTTAAAGGGCTTAAATACTATATTATTATATACTTTAAATAACATCTCTCGATTACCTATCGCATAAAGATTTTCCATAACAAGTTTACCTTTTTCATAATACACCACTTTAAGATATGGCAATGCCGCCATTTCCATATATTTACCATCTACCTTAACAACGTAACTATCCATTGTTAAAATATAGGAAATAATATCAGATATGTGCTCTCGTATAAATTCTACAGCTGCAGTATACGACCTAAAACTATAATTAGCAAATGCATTAACCAAATCTAATAATTCATTAATTACTAGTGTATTTTTAGGGTTATAAATTTTTCTACTTAGAATTGGCCTTTGAATTTTACGCATACTTTGGATTTTACTCATACTACTGTATTTTCTTTGGTATATTGGTTTAGGACACACATTCTTATCTTTAGGTAGTGAAATTACATACTCGTTAACGTGGTTTAAATCCATTTTATAGTATTCCAAAAAACCACTGGTTAATGATCCCCCTACATTTACTTTCTGTAACATATCATCATTAACCGTTTTAATAGTATAAGGCATCCTCATCAATTGATTAGGTTTATATACACTTTCATCTATATTTATCACTGCGGATTCATTAATACTACTGCAATTGGACATAACAAACTCTTTAACTTTTGCAAATGATGTAAAGATAGTATTCAGAAAGATTACATGAAATGAAATTTTATATTCAGTATCACTAACTTTTCTGGATCCATCAAATATGATTACATTATAATCACATTTATCTAACTTATTATACAACTTAATAAACTCATCATACCTACAATCAGTATTAGATATACCATCTAAATCCATATAAGCTCTCATAGGAGGTGACAATATCTCGTACGCCATAGTAATTTTGTTAGATTTTATATTATTATATAAATTAATAGGTGTATCAAGATATTTTCGAGTTGTAAAGTCGTGTTTGTAATATATTGTCATTTTTTGAACTTTCGTATTATTTTTTCAAAAAAAAAGATTACCAATTGTCGTTAATACTAATATTATAACTATTAACGTATTTGTTCGAATCTACGAGTTAATTTATAGTAAATGCAACAGGCATACCAAATAACCGGGCTCCATCATTCAATACATATAACATCGTAAATAAATACCATGAAAATAATATAACTATAACGCTACTCCAATAACATATATTTAACAACCAGTACATGATGGGAATTTTAGTTTTGATATCGACAACCCATCTCCGCATTTTTGTCAATGATAACAATATACTCCATATAATACCTATAGTGGCTAGGGATAATAATATATATATACATATAGTAACTATATAATAATTGGGATCAGTGTTATCAGCCATTATTTATAATACAGAATCAGCTATCTTTTTTATATTTGTTTCTAGAGAATCGTCGTATGTAGATTTGTTCATTACAACGATATTGTTGTCTATCAAAAATGTTAATATTCTATTTTTATCAGGAGCCATTGTGTGTAAAACTGAATTATTTTTGTTAACCTTATTTTTTTCCATTTGAGATATCATTAACAAGCCGAATTTAATTCTAACATCAATAAATTTCTCTTTATCGTTGATACTATAACTAAGTTTGGTAGGATAAAACGCTAACTCGACATTGGATAATAGTATATTCAATATATCTATATTTGACTGAAGTGGATTTTTACTATTATCTACAATACTATATACTGCATTAATGTTGGCAGGAAGATCATATACGTACCAAGACACAATATTGGGTTTAATATCTACGAAAAATGATATATAATTACCATCATTATCTATATTAACACCTAACCCTTTGTCTTTTATAATATAACCCTCCTGTAATAAATCATTAATACGTCTACCATCATCCGTTTCGTGTTTACACTTAAATGTATTATAAATATTTTTTACAATCATATCGAGTTGGTACGCTGATTGCAATTTTACGAGAAAACTAGTAAGTTCTCGTGTATTTTTTGGTTTAAAAACTTTTATTGTAGCAATTCCGTATGCATATATTTTGTCATATCCTTTAAACACAATATCATAATAAACAATTCCCACATATGTTCGTCTACAAAGATAGCATTTGGGTTCTTTTTCGTGTGTACAAGTGCTGGTGTTAGTACAAATATTACAATGTACTTTACAATTATAATTTTCACATATACCACATTGCATTTTATATTCATCAACAGACTCTATAACTGTGATTAACTCATCATATGTTCGCTGTTTATATTTGGTCATTTTTGTGTTTAATAATTATTTTTCAATAATCAATACCGCTACTTATATGTTATTTTCCATTAAAAATTTGTTTTCATCTATAAAATATACATATACATTAATACCATTTTTTACTAAAATAGATTTTAACAAATATTTTACATCATTCCAATTCAATCTATCACAACCACTACCTATTGCGGGCATATGTACTGTTGTTATATAATTATCCTGACAAAATCTTAGCAACAAATTTATACTATTTTTATATTGTTGTAATGTGGGTTTATTGTAAGAGTATTTCTTGGTTACTAAATTGATTATATCTATATTGAATTTCCCATTAGTTACTGTAAATTTATAAATATCTGGTACTTTTAATTTTAAACGTTGTAGATATTCAACCATATGTGGGTACATTCTCTTTATAGTCAATGCAATACCAGCACCGAAACCAGCATCTGATCCTATTGTGTGAACTATCGGGGATATTCCTTGTTGTAAAATATCTTTTTTAATTTCGAAATAAGACATATTTATATTACATTTATTTTGTATCGTCATATTTGTTCTTATGTAAACAATATTTGAAATTAAATTATTTATGCACAAAATGGAAGACAAAATAATATACAATAGAAAAGTATTAAAAATAGAATTATTATCACCTTTATCTAAACATGTCGGTATAATAATATGTAATATTTTTAACGAATGTGTGAGGATTCCTAACTTTAGTAAATTCAATATAGATCCAAATAACACATTAGGTATAGACAGTGTTAATCTCGTATCACACTTTAGATTTTTACCTTTAATATATCTCTTTAACAATATATTAAAAGACATAACGTTTATTGATAACATATATAACCCTGCGGTATATTGTGGTGCATATTATAATATTATACAAAATAATAAATTATCTGATCATATTTATACACTCAAGGATCTAATATTATTCAAATTAGTTGGTGATGAAATACTACTACATGATAACCCTATAGATTCTAATAAACATATATTGTATGTTACAAAAAATATGGACAATAGAGAAACGAAAGTAGACTATTCTACATCGGGATTCTTATTTAGTAATGGTTTTCCTATCGAAAATAATAATAAAATATTAACTAAAGTATTAGATATAGTAAATTCTAAAATATCACAATCCGAGTTAAATGATATGTTAGAAAATAGTAAATTGATATATGATAGTAACGAATCTTATATGGAGCCGCCATTTAATATGTGGGGCGTGTATGACGAATCGAGTAGAAAATACACATTGTATATCAATATTCACCATTTTAAAGATATTAAGAAAAATTTCATGTATGAATATTTAATATATATATATGATACTATAAAAAAAATATATGATTTATTAGTTAATGATATTAAAGAAAATAATATTAATTATGATTTTATTAAAGATAATTTTGATATAACAGATCATAAATACGATTATAATTTAATTAATATTGATGATAAAATCAAAAGATCTATATATAGTGGATTATCAGTGTCTAATAACAATACAGACGGTATAGATTATTTTTTAAAACACATGGATACGGAAATATCCTCGGAATTATTAGATGAAGCAATGACAATCAATATAAAATTGATAAAAACCACAATTAGTGAGGAATTTAATAAGATAAAATATCTATATGATTAATACATAAATGACTAGTTATATAGATGATATGAAATTAATTGAAATGTGTAGAAATTCTAGCGATAATAGATGCGGGTGTATATTTCCACCCAAAAATATAATTGTATTTTCTAAATCATCGTATAGTCCATACTATTGTTGGTATGGTCCTTGTCTGGATGATAATGCTTATAAAACATCTTTAATCAAAGAAGAACAAACACTGTGTAATATAACTACATGTCAAGTATCGCTTGGAGATGTGGTTTTAGAAAGTGGAAATTTAACAGTCAATAATGACTGTGCTTCTATCGTGAATCCTTTAGTGAAATTTTCTCAAACCATTGGCTCATTCCAAAATTTCTTTTTTAGTTTTCTAATAGTAGATTTTTCATATTTTTACATTATTATAGTATTAATTATTATTTTGATCTATAATATTTAGTAGGTACGTACAATTTATTATATGTAATACTACCTCCATTATCTTCAAATGTAAATAATTTTTTTTTTGCCAAATATAAAAAATGTTTGAAGGGAATACTAATATTAGTAATATTCACTATGATATTATCCGGATCTAATTTTTTACATTTATAACAAATATTAGGACATAGCATTATTTCCATTTATAACATAAATTGTTACTAAAATTCTTCTATTAACCGCGATTTAATTGATTTTTGCTCTGTTGATTCGCTTATTATTTTAATATCATTTATAACGTTTAAATCATAATAGAACGTATTATAATTATGGCCTATTTTATTAACATCACCACAAAATATTTTGGAATATATATCTGTTTTTTCTTCAACTATATTATTCCAAGCAGCTACTACGAGTGGATCTATAATACCGTGAACTGCGGACTTAATAGGTCCGCTATCTCTCAATTTTTTTATATTCATAGGGGTGTTATTTAAACACATTAATTTGGATAATAATCTATAACACAATTCCATACTCCTTTCTTTAGTAGTTTTTATCAATCTATTATGTATTGCATATTCCATAAATTGTATCCCCAAACAGGAATATGTAAACCAGGGACCTAATTCTAAATAAACGTCTTTAGTGTCAAAATATTCGAATTCATTGATATTATCAATGTAAAAACTCATCATATATCCATCTGTGTTATCGTACATTTTAACCTGTTCAATTTCTAAATTTTCATTTTCAAATTTTCCTTTACAAACACCTCGTTTTAATCCTAGATAAATAAATAATTTGTTAACAGTTATAGGTTCTTTCACTTTCATAGTTATAATTACTTCAATATCATTTGGTGGTTTAAATAGAATATTTAAGATATAATTCTTTACCAATACATTATCTTCCATAAATGCTTTATACATATCATAATATACATAGCATGTTATTTTTTTATTTATATATCGCTTATCTATAACAATACTTATGATATATTCTTCATTAATATTCTTTAATTCTGTAATAGTAGGATTAAAATATTCCAAGCATAAATATTCCAGTTGGATTTTGATGGCCTCTAATTTATGCCTGTAACGTGTGTATGCTGTAACTATATCTTGTTTTTTTTTGGATAATTCAACAGTATCTTTAAATTCTCCAAACCCTACTTGTGTAGCAGTAGCACCTGATTTCTTTGTAGTATGGAAAGCAGACAGAGATTGTTGTGTAAATTTTTCTTGTATATTATGGCTATATTCTAACCCTATAGCTATTCCAGGAGATAGTGATTTATATAATTTGAATTTAATTTTATCTAATATATACTCTATCATTTCAACAGTGATATCTGTATGATATTTATTTAATATATACGGATCTAAATATGTTAAAAGTGTATATTCCATCCATGTCATATCTATAAGATTAAAATAATACTCCGTAGATATTTCATCTATAAATGCGTATATTTTGGTATATATATCTTCTGAAGATATAGTAGTTCCTTTAGTGGAATTGTATGATCCTATGGTTAAATACATATTAATAGGAAATATTATCTCGTCATTAACTTTAGTCTGATTGTCATATATCAAATTATATTTTATTTTTGATGTATATATAGGTAATATATATTCATAAAATATCATTTGTTTATTCGGAGATAATATTGGTATTCTTACTATATCGCCACCCATCATTTTTATATAATTGGTATTGTGCATAACTATCGTATCATTCAATGTTACCATTCCAAAATGATCAGTTTTAACACTTTCCATAAATTTAACAAGTTTTTTTCCCGTACTACCTGCGGATGATGTTTCACAAGTTTTACGCAATATATTTTTAATGGAAACATATTTAGCATGAAAACAGACTTCGTTAAAATTTAGACCATTAACGAGTGATGATGTGATAAATCCATAAGACTGTGGGTCAGTATTTCCGGGTAAATTAGTATAAAATATTCTACCCATCATTCCAGGCTTTGGATGTTCATCAGTTCCTTGTTGACCACCCAAACCTAATATTGTGGTTAACTCGGAATCCGAAATTTTATACTTGCTTCTTTTCATGTAAGAAATAGTGTTATGTTTAGTATTATTGAACATATCTAATATTTTGGATTTAATAATTGATATTAAAATATTGCAATAATTTGATCTATTATTATCTATTTCATTATATGTTAATAACACCGTTTTTCCGTCATATGCATCGATAAAATATCTATGAAGTACATATTGTATAATTTTCATTGAATTGTTTATAAATACATCAATCATTTTTACATGGGTTCTATCCGGAATAATATCATTGATAGTTACACTAAATCCGTATGTATTTATATAATTACGTGCTATATAAAGCAGAATATCTAACATTATAATGGCAGACGTATCGTTTTGATATTGTGATATTATATTTATAAATGATTCGTATGACTGTGTTACTAAATATTTTGAGTCTAAATCATTGATTATTAATTTTCCGTTCGTAAATACATTATTATAATTCAAGTTATTTGGAAAAATTAGAGATAATAATTCTTTTCCTGTATATGATTTTTTATCTATAGATTTAATAAAATATGAATATTTACCCAATATTTTTATACTGTCGTTTAAACTAATATTATCCAAGCTATACAATATATTCAAAGCTATATACTGATCCTGTATCAATCCAAATGCCGGGGAAAAATTATAATTATTTTTAAGTAATACAACGGAATTCATACACAATATACTTTCCAAATCATTATTTAGTAGTTTGTATAAATTAATTTCATCCCCATCAAAATCGGCATTTAACGAATTTACTATCGGTGTGGGTAAACCTATTGTTAACGAGTCCCAAAGTTTAATGAACCCACATTGTATATTGAATTTATGTAAAGAGGGTTGTCTACTAAATAAAATAGGGGAATTATCTCGTAAATTTATTTCTATTTTATCTCCATACTGTAATTTTAAAAGATTGTTTATTTTTGTATTTGGTTTGAGTTTTATCAATTTAGATTGTTTTAATTCATTAGTGAAAAACAATACATACTTAACGTCATTGGTATTTAATATTAGATCATATATATATTGGCTAGAAAATCTATTATAATACATAGATTCTGTTAATGTATGTGTTATGTATTCCGGAACATTTATATAACCTATTTGTTCTAAGGATGGGCTGGCAACACATCTAGCTGTATTATCACATCTACGTGCGACTATATTCGAACGTAATATACCTTCTTTTTTTGTACCGCCTACTTGTATTTCTAATGTTTCTATTAATTGTATGTTTCGTTTATATGGTGAAGTTCCTTTAGTATTATCCAGTTCGTTGTATATTCTTTGAATTTCTGTAATTGGTCTTTTTTTTATAATACTGCTTACTAATGTATTTAGTTTTGCTGTTTTAATATCACTTTCTCTATTATCAAAATAATTAGGTGGTCTCGTTGTTAATGGTAATATATATATAGATTTTACATTAAAACAGTCATAAGGCTTAAACTGAAAGTAAGAATTTTGGTGTGTTAATACCTTATATATTAACGGGTGAATTCCTGTTAGTATATTATAAATTTTAATATTATCTATTATAATTTCGGTATTTTGTCTTTTTATAAAAACTATACCTTTCGTGTAATTGTATTTATATGATCCTGTAATAAAACCACAATTAGGATTTTGGCATTTAGATTGTTTGATATATAACTCTTTTAATACTTCTGTTTTAAATTCATTATTATAATTTTTTTTATACTTATCTATAATGTTACTCAACCGTATATTGTTCCTTAACATCAGACACATTGAACATGGTTTTATAAAATTAAGAAAATTTATTAGTTGCCTTATATATGATGGGATTATTACACAATAATTAGATGGTAATACAGTTTTACCGGGGTGGCCCATATCACCACTATCTTTATTCAAATCACATGTACTACATTGATTATATTTAGTGCCCCCCAAATAAGTACTTCTAACTGTATTTTGTATGTCATTTCCTATTGAATTTATAGTGATAGGACAGGCATTAATAATATCATCTGGTAATATTTTAAATATATATTTTACATCCATTTTAATTGAAATTTTTTAAATAAAAATTCAAAAAAAACCTATATTTTATATCTATTACTATATAATTGAAAAAATAATAGATCTTAGACATATATGTGTGTGTTAATATGGGTTCCTACGAAGCTGTTGAGTACCGGATGGGTGCTCTTATAGGTGTTTTGTTTGGTTTGGTGGGACTAACCTATCTTTCTCTGTTTCCACCTCATTCAACCGAGAAAGTTATTGGTTGTTATACGGGCTCTGTATTAATGTATTTTATATATAACATATTGTTGATTAATTATGTACCAAGTTTAGTGTTGGTGACTTTGAATGATTGTTATTTGGTACTATTATTTGTGGCTTATATACATCATGAACTGGTACGTTAAACTACCATGAAAAGCTGCTGATACTCGTAAATGGTGTTATATTACTGAAAATCTCAATAAATCTCACTAAATCTATTTTTATTAAAACCCACCATTTATAGATGTGTATTTTATAAATGTATCATAATTAGCATATTCAAAATCGGTTTCTTTATACGGTATAATGCTATGAAATACATTTTTAGTCATGGATATATATACATGTTCCCCTTTAATTTTATATCTAGTTATTTCATTCCATTTATTTAAATCGTCGTTTATTTTTGTTATATTGTTTAATATAATATAATAAAGTGATAAACCAAAACTATCATATCCATGAAAGAAACTATATAATGCTGCAGTTGCAATAAACGAAATAATGTTGCGATCTGATATATCATTAATTTTTCCATCTGTGTTTTTGACGAATGTTGTCATCGTCAAATTGGTAAAGTATAGCGTTTTACCATTTAGATTTAAAATGGTATCAGTATGAACTAAATCATTTCTATTTAATTTTATGATATTTTCCTCTTTTATGGTATTCGTACTACCCCCTACTAATTCGGATTCGAAGAATATTTCATTTAGTATAGCGTAATATTTCCGACTAAAATTTCCATCTAATTTACCCATGTACTCCATACATATTTTCGGAGAATCAAATAGTACAACTATATTATTAAATAAGCTATTTTCCACAATACTATCCAAATTTATTATTAGTTTATTATTATCTATTTTGTAATCTATTTTTATATCGTCATGTAAAATTCTTTTAAACTGATGAACATCAAATTCACTATTTTGTATAAAATAATTTAATAAACTTTTATATTTGTTGAGAGTTGAAGTGAAATTTTTATATATATTATGCGATCTGAATATCTCCGTACCCATTCTAATATTATTCAACATTTGGAGACCAGGATCGACAAATAAAACGTCATTAATTCTTGATTTCGGTATAGTTGATAATGTATTATATGGTACATATATACAATCTATTATTTCGTCGTTACCATATTTTAAAGAGATATGTCCGGGTATAAAAGGAATAGAAAACATATATAATTCATACCCAGTTACAAAATACATTAAACACATTAATATTATTAATATATTATAAGCTTTAGGACTATACATATCTATATCACCATATGATATACTAGAATCTAAATTATAAGCAGTATAAGATCCAAAACAAACGATGCCATTAGATGAATGTGATATCAGTATAGGTAAAATATTATCTATAATATCGATTATTTTTCTGGCTGTAATTGATAAACCTTTCTTTTTTATAGGACTGTTAGAATTTAATTTAATTTTATTTAAATAAGTTGTTAGAATATCAGTTATAATGATATCTATATCATTATTTTTTTCTATATTATATGAGTTTATAGGTTGGCTGTTTACAACATTAAATTTTTTCTCGTTAGTCTTTAATAATATTGATAATATATTATTAGCGTAACGAGATGAAATTATATACTGAAAATTAATACATGCCTTTATGGCTCCCTGTTTAATTTCTGATTTTTGTTTATTAAAATAATTTTTAACTCTGTCTTTTATATGGTCATCACTACAATATTTAATGATATCTATATCTTTTATATATATATCCCTAAACATTATTAGTTTATTAATAAATCTGGGAATATTAAATTTTAATATGGATTCGATTTTATCAATACAATTGGCATAGTCTTTGGGTTGTACTATATGCGATAAATATTTTAATAATATTTTATCATCCATTTATACTGAATCTAATAATTTATTACAATCAATGATAGCATCACCATTTATTGATGTTGCTTTTATATTATTCGAGTCAACCATAGTAATATACATAATATCATCTACACAATACAGCTTGGAGGAAAATATGTTTGATAATTTATTATTATAACTATTTATAGTATTATCATCCGCATGAGATGTTGGTTTAAACCACATATTATATATAAACACACATTCATTTTCATAAAAAAAATATAATATAAACAAGGATATCACTATTTCAAATATCACTATCATATACATAAAAGTACTAGAACCAATTAGTTTTATACCATAGTCCCAAATAATAAATTTAGGATTTAAATTAATAGTGTTAATATTAGACATTTATAATATACTTTGTATATCATCAAATAGTTTAATATCGCCAGTTGCATTGAATAGACGTTTATTAAAACTGTTGTATGTATTATTAACAATATTTATATTTCTTTTTATTCTATCTGATAACACGTCAAATAATGCACGTAAATCATCTTCTGTAATATTATTATCTAATGATTCCCCGTTTTTTACAGCATAATTATATATATCAATAATACAAACTGTAAGTATTATTAATGTATATATGCGCGTTTTAGTTGTGAAATACTCATTATATAAATTATTTAAATTGGTCATAATAGCGGGATCCAATTTTAGTTTATCTAAAGAATTTAATTTGTTTTTAAAAGCATTCATTCTACCAATCAATTCGTCTTTATACATACAATTATAACTATCGATATATTTATTAATATTTTCATTCATAATTTGTGATTCTCTTAAATTTGGTACTACAATTTTTCGCATTCGCAATAAGTTGTGTAGAACATTTTTTGTATATTCTGGCGGTACTGGTGCTGTATAATCAGTTGCTTCACTAATAATATCTGCTAATGTAATCCCTGCAGAGTTGTTATATATTTTTTCCATATAATTTATTTTATCATATATATATGCTGGTATATTAGATATTATAGTGTTATCGTCTATTGTTCCCTTTTCTTTATATGCTGCACATACATTATTTTTACACCGTTCTCTTTCTGTATAAAATGGATCTGCGTCCATTATATCTCCGGCATATTCTTCGGTAAAACATGTTAGATCGGGTATATTAAGTTTTATACTAGGATCTTCTGGTATTGATATATTAAATTCTGTTATACCTTCTATTAAATTTCCACCACTAGTATTTAACTGTGATAATAATCTTGTTAATAATATTTTTATATCATTTAGTGAAGTTTTATCATTAATATCACTTATAGCTTTGATTGTATCGGTATAATTTTTCGGCCCAATATCATATTTGTGTTTACTAAATGTAAATAAAAATTGAAATAATCGTATACAACTTTTGAGCACAGTGGTCATATCATCGTTTGATAGTGTTAAATTGGATCTTAATTTGGTAATAATATTATGCTCAATAAATTTGGGAGTAACCGACAATGTAACATGTTTTCCAGATCTATCTGTTATTTCTTTTTCTTCAACATTAAAACCCAGTCGTATAAGTAATAATCTTACAAAATCTTTAATTTTTGGATCATATTTATCAAAATGATATTCTTCCCTATTATTTTTGATATCTTCAGATAGATAATTCATATAATACCCGATAACGCGCATAGGAGTCAATTCTTTATCTATTAATAATTCTTTAAATTTAATAGTACTTTCTTGACTTAATCCTATACCTGTTATTGGTATTTTAGATGATGTACCGGATAAATTAAACCGGGATTTATTTATATTTTGCATAATTAATTTTTTTATTGAACTGTATTTTGTATAAATGGTTTCATTACCGTTTATTGGTATAGGTAGAATACAAACCCGTTTTATAATATAACCATTTCTTATAGCACTATGTAAAATATCGCAATATGTAATATCATTTACATCGTATAACCCAAATAATATAGCACACGATTTTAATAATAATTTTGAATTTACTGATAATTTAGTATATACGTCGTAATCTATGCCATTCCAAAATAATTGGTACATTTCAGTATCATTATAAGTAATATCTCTGGAAATATTTCTGGGGCTATCATAAAATTTAAATGGGATCGTACTTATTATTGTTATAAAGTTTTTATAAGTGAATTTAACATTTTTAAACGTATCTATATAATGTTCCGATTCGTTGCCTAATCTTCTTACAGCTCCTTCAAATATATTGCGTAATATATTATCAATATCGATCATATATATATCATCAAAAAATCTATCTATAGTCATCTTATCAAAATCAGCATATTGAAAATTGATTCTTTGTATTAATCTATCAAATGGTTCTGAAGGATCTTCTCCAGATATCATAGCATTCAAAAATAATGTAAATTCTCCAACTAAATATTTCATAAATATAATAACACGGGCCCGGTTTGTTATAGTTCCTTGATATACAAATACAATACGTTCATCATTACCTAGCGGTTGAGTTGGTGGGTTTGGAGCGACTGCGGGGGCTGGAGCGTCTGCGGAGGGTTGGGGAGGTATTACTTGTGTAAAATCTATTTCCAAAATCTGGTCCCTTAATAATTTTGCTAACTGATTTGAATCTTCTATATATACACTCATATTATATTTCTCCATATACGATTTTTGAAAATTAGGAAACTCATCAACATGTTTCAATCTAGATACTATTTTATCCCTTACAGTATACATAATATAAAATATTATGTCTAACATATATATGTGTAATATTTTTAAAGGTTCTGCACCCTCTTTTATTCTAAACCATATATTACAGATAATTAAGTACTCTAAACGTTTTATTAACTCTCTTCCAGTTGGTGATATATTGGATAGTAATATTCCTAAGGATCTTAATTGTGACAAAGATAATTCTTTTATACTATTTGTAATTGTATTTTTTATCATGTCTATAGATTCTTGTTTATTCGTTTTATTTATTATATTATATAATAATATACCATTTTTCAAATCACTATTGTCTGATCGTTCTTTTAACCTAGCAATACATTCGCTGGCGTACATAGCATATGATTTTTCCCATTCATTTGATATGTAATTAATTAATGGGAACGCAGGCTTATATTTATCCGGTAAGAAAAAATTTATAATAGGGAAGTAGGGTGTATAGAAATCGTTTTCAGAACTATCTTCCATCATAAGGTATTGTTTCATTACATTTGATACGTTACAGTGAGATTCGTTTACTACATAAATATCATCTAAATCTCCTTTCTTAATAAAAGATTCCATACTTTCAGATGCATATCCTGTTTGTAATCCAAAACCACCCCTTAATCTGCTATAAAATTCGGGATTATTTATTCTGTAATGCAAAAATCGCATAGTCTGTTCTGGAAACATGCTAAAACATGGAATATTCTCATCTTCTTTAAGTGGTTTGTAAATAAAATTAGTAGATTTATGCCAATAATTAAAAAATAAATTATTATATAATTGTGGCAGTTCGTGAGAAGTATTGCCTGAGTTATTGGGAATAGAATTATCAATATCTAGTGGATGATAATATGTTTTTCTAAGAATAGTGTCTAATGAAATATGTTGATCTTTAAATTGTACTGTATCGTCTGTATTTATAGTTGTAATATATGGTATTAAGCTGATGATTGTATCAAAGAAATATTCAGCAAACGTGCATTTGTTCATTTAAGATTGTTAAAAATCGAATAATAACTTCCATTAAATAGTATTATTAATGATCATTAAAATTAAACATCTTATAAATGAATAATCCGTGTGATAATGTATACGACAATACATATCCAGGGTATGTCAATAAAGATATCATAATAAATAGCGAATTTGATAATTACGCATCTTATTATGAAAATTATTTTAAAAAATTTCATTACTATTCCATAGATGAATTAAAACAATTATCATTGTTAGATGATAGAAAAATAGTCGATGAAAATTCTCACTTGGAAGATTTAGTTGGTATTGATAGTGATAATAACAGCGGTGATGGAAGTGTTAATGATAATACTGATGATAATTATATTGATTTTAATGACGATGATATAAAGTCCTATCATGAAAGCGTGTTACACTATGAAAATACACCACAATTAAATTCTATTAATAGTCCAGCTGATAGAATTAAAATATTAGAAGAAGAAAACACACTATTACGACGTGCCGCATCCAACAGTGTAAGATCGAACAAAATGGATGAATTCTATAAAAAATTTACAGAAAATACAACTTTGGATAAAAAAAGAATGATATTACAATTTTCAAAAAAAACAGATATTGTTTTATCAATAGAAGATATAAATACACTATCCGATGATGAGATAGATAAATTATATATAGCTACAAAAGAAACACAAAAAAAGATCAGTAAACTCGATTTATCTGCCAGTATTATTAAAATTATTTTAGCCGGTATAGAATACCTTATATCTAACGTGTTAAAGGTTACGTGGATAAAAGGAATAACTGCAAGTATTGATCAAGACATTATAGAAGAAAATTTTAGATATAGCCAGAATTATATTAATGATAAATTATCCTCTTTACCAGAATTACCGTTTTTGGATATTATATTATTTTTAATTAAAAATTTCATATCTAACAAATTTAGTGTTTCATTATTCTAAACCTGCATATTATTTACTTTCTACAGTCCCAAAATTATCTAAATAAAAATATGCTTTCTTGATCCAAAATATTTTTATACACTTTGAAAAATTCTCCGGGATATAATTGTATATTTAAATCAGCTTCATGATCAAACGATCCTACTTTAAATCCCCCATATCTTACAGTGGATTTATCTATTATATTGGAATAAGTATCACAAATATCAAATCTAGATACAATATTATACTTATTCTCATTTGTTTTTATTAATTCTATAGAATCACTAGTACTACTTCCCCACGATTGCATACAGTAACTTATAGTTTTACATAAATAATGTTTAAAAAATAACCTGGTGTTTTCAACAAACGTGTTATTCGTACTAATGTACTGTTTAAAACTAAATTTATAAAATGGCTGGTGGAACATATGACTTATATAATCTTTATACCATAAAGGACTCTTTACGTTTTTGTCTTTAAAATTATAATTAGCATAATATATAAACAACAGTCTATACATACTACAATTATAATTTTTAATATAATCATATGATGTTTTTAATATATTATTAAAATATCTAGCAGGATAATGTACATTATTGCATTTATGTAGTTCAGCATATAGAATTGCATATTCCATTATTGTCTGTGTAATATCTGCTTCCGTCCTTTGAAATCTTACCATACTATCATTTACTTTATAATAATACATGTAATTATGAGTAATATCCCCCTCGATATCAGAATAAAACACACAATTTCCATATTTTTCTATAAAATTCATCCAATAATTCATGGGTTTAAAATTTCTTATTTCTTTCAAATTATCTTCATATGATTTTCTAAATAATGCTTTATTTGATATTATATGAATGTTAATAATGTTATTTTTATACAAATCCGAATAATCATATTCCCTAATTAATAATAATCCAAGTCCGTCCGGTTTAAATATGGTAGGTAACGATTGTTTGAATGTATCAATATCAGTATCATTATAATGATGGAGACCATCACATAAAAGTACTATGTCAATATCATCGGGCACGTTATTAATATTAAATTTCTTTACTTTTAAATTTGTAAATTGTAGGGAATATAAAACCACTCTACACTCATACGGATTCATATCAGTTAGAACGGTTATGTCACTTTTATCGACTACTAATTCTTTTAACATTGCCAATTGATGGGTAATATTATCAATAAATAATCGCTTTGTTTTTAATTCATTATATATAGTAAGATGGGGAATATTTACATATTCCTGTTCTGTAATTAGCTGATCGATTGGTTGATCATAATTATGTACGATATGTTTATTAAAATCCGATATATTTACAGTCATTTAATAAATTAACATAATTATTCAAAAATCATTAACAATCAGATATTTCATGAACTTGAATAGAACTGAAATTACAACGTATCAATGTGTAGTTATTTATAGAATTTCTATCACGACTGACAGAAACGGATTGGCTCGTCTAATACGGTATGATAACCCGATTTTAAAGCAGATATATGAATTGATTTTCACTATGTCTGAAGCTATTGAATTTTAGATAATTATTTATGATTAACTATTTTAACGAATCTATGTTATTTGATTGTATTGGTGTTTCATACGTTAATATTCATGATTATTTGAGAAGTTTAAGCGTTTATGTAAAAATTCTTAATTTAAAATAATTAGCACACTGAATTAATATGAAGCCCAATCCGAAAAATAATATACAAGACACTATAGGATCCAATATATTTGCATAATTGTCATAAAATTCTCTGAAATAGTGACATCTGTTCATAAACATTATGAATAATGTTCGCATCAATTGTATTAAATAACTACTTCCAGCAAAAAAACATTGAGATATTAAAATTTGTATAACCAGTTTCCTTATCATTTATCATACGTGATTAGTTTTTTTTTTTTATAAATGGATATGATATCTCAAATTATATTTATAATTGTATTAATATTCTTAGTAAATTTCATATGGACATATATTAGAGATATATATGTACAAATAGAAAAAGAACAATCTATTAAATTATCCGAATTAATAGAAAATGGAATTGTAGAGTCACTAGAATCTGGCATACTTAAAACTGTAATTGCCGATATTAAAGAGAATTTATATAGTCAATCTTAGGGTACATTTTTTTTAATTTTTTAATTAATCCTGCTTCTGTGGTTTTTATACTATCCACTTCGTCCAAATCTTTCATTATTTTAGTAATGAATATCCATTCAAACAAATCAGCATCATCAGTACATACATATTTATTAAAATAATTACTAAAATATTTTCGTATATATAGACTAACCGTATTGGATTTAAATGTGATATAGTTATATCTCACAAAATATTTTGTACGTATATTGTTAATATTATTAAATTCAGAAGATTTATATGATAATAGTGAATCTATCGGTATAAATTTTTTAATTAAAAGTTTAACTTTATCTTCACCTATTGGCGATATAGATATACTATCTGTGGAAGATTTTTTATATATATCTCTTATTTCGTGTACTCTATCTTGTATTAATAGAAACACGCGAATGTCACTTGTATTTGTTTTCAATATATTTGGATGTGCTAACATTTTGTTATCCTTAAATATTATATATTTATTAGTTTCACAATAAGAATATAGTTCTTGATATGTTTTTATTATAATACTCGGGTAATGGGCGATTATAACACTATAGCCGTTTGCTTTGGATATTCTGTTAGTATGTGTTATTAATACTGCTTCATTATTATTCAATATAGCATCCAACTTAGGCGGAAGTTTGGATAATTTATTTCTAAATAATATGAGTCTTCCATACTGTAATATAAAAGGATCTATATCGATATCCTCGTCCGCATTTATAACATAATCATCACCATGAATACATTTATTGAATATTATACTTCGCTCTTTTGGTTTAGCATAACAACAGGGATAACATGTCCCGGATGATTCATAAATATTTGATAAAAACCCCATATTAGAATAATACTTACTTGTACAATGCCATTTTAATCCCTGATTATCTATATATATATCACCATATTTAAAGGTGTCATATATGTTATTAGTTCCTTTCCGTAAGTATGTTTTGGACTTATCCGGTATTCCCTCGTAAAATACATCAGATATTTTAGTATATATAGTATTATCTATAGAATTTATCAAGACAGGTTTCCGTATTGAATCCCTGGAATTTTGACAATATCTTGATGGATAAAGATCGTCTACTTTTTTTTTTTTGGTTAATTTTGTATTAGTATTATATAAATGATTGTATGCCAATAAAAATAATGTTATATATTTACAATAATTTATAGATATATTATAAGCTCTAAATGAAATTTTACCTATAGACGTAATGATGCTTATTTTATTGGATAAATCCGAAAATATATTCATAGTTTTTGTATCATGTAGAAAAAAATTCAAATCATGTTGTAGTTTAATAGATGTGTCAAAATTAGTATTAAATGTAATATTAATTTTAGCTTTAGATGAATGCGGTGTTATTATAATATCCTTTATATCACATTTTTCTATGAAATCTATATATTGATTGTGGTTTTCTATATATATAGTACTTATATTTGAATGTGTGGTTATTAAATAAAATAATACCGAGTCATCATGTGATATTAAAAAATTATATTTTTCTTGATTGTTGGGCAAAAGCGTAATATAATCTCCCTTTACATATATATAATCAGGAGTATATACACACAATGTGGTGTTATAATTATCTATATCACTATTTATAATATTTGTTATATGTTTATAATCCATATTGGTAGAATATTCATTAGAGAATTCGGAAAAAATTTCAAATTTATAATCGTTAGTAATTATATTTTTTAACATTTTGTCCATATAATAATTATATGTATCTATATTAGCTCCTGGTCTTGATAAATTAGTTTGGCTATAATAGTCTGTAGTTATACAAAATACAGCACCATCAATCATATCTTGATTAATAGCTATTAACGTTTTACTGTCATCAACCGCTCGAATATATAATTTGTCCATATTAAAAGGAGAAAAAATCTTATCTATAGAATACGTATAATCCAAATTATACCATATAGAAAATAATATAATATTATCAGTTATTCCTAACATATCCATAATACAGGTTCTTGTTTGTGCTAAATTTAGCGTTAGCAATATATGTTTACAACTTATTAATTCTGGTGTAGTAATAGTAATGTCCTTGTTATTTTTCACTAAATTATAAACACTATATACATTATCTGATGTATTAAAATCATTATATGCAGATAATATAACACATCTACTTATAACTGTTCGGCTTGTATAAAATAAAATCAATTGTTGTTGAATTTTATATTCTATATAATCCATTTAATTATAATTGGATCCGTAATATAACTGTGTTTTATTTTCTATAGGTATTAGTGATATTCCTCTTGCATTCAATATGGATATGAATATTTTTGTAGCATATGTAAGATTAACTTCAAAAATTTTGGGTGATAGCTGCAAATTATCACAATGTAAACAGTGCCATCTATTATAATATTTGGTACTAGTATATGTTGCAAATATGCCACAATTACCACACATTTTAGCTAATAATTGTTTATCACCCGAATCCGACATCATTTCGTGTAAAGTGTATACAGCACCATGTGTAGCTATAACATCCACTTCCATTTCGCCTACTTTAATACCACCACCTTTTTTTTTACCAGATGGTGGCTGACCTAATTTATCCAATCTTCCTTTATTTCTAACAGCTATTTTATCCGCTGCCATTTGAGATAATCTACAATACATTATTGGTGCTACAAACGTTTTGGTATATTCTTTTGTTTCTGGGTCGTATATCCCTATAGGTGTATGTGTGTGTGGGTTATACAAATATTGTTTGCATGTTACAATATCATCTATTTCTTTATCCGATAAACTAGTATATTTTTTCTTTAACTTTTTTGTTATCATTTCTATGATATCAGTTGTAGTTGCAGACGTAAATGTTGGATAATCAATGTATCGTATATTTCCATTATGTGATGGTATTTTTCCAAATAACTCAGTTAACATTGCTTCTATATTCATAGATAGTGTTTTTCTACCAACTATACTTGTGGAATTTATTAAAATTCCTATTCGTTCTCCTGTTGAAATGTACGGCATATTATGGGGATCGACAATCATTGCTATCGTACCTTTTTGGGCAGCTCTCGTTGTTATTTTATCTCCTATTTTTAACCGTCTATATGCCGATAATAATTCATATAATCGTATGATATCAGTACCGTCTTTCTTCACTCGAATAACCACTGCAGGATATTCGTATGGATAGCCTTCGGATTGATCAAAAACATAATTACTATCATCACTATCTTTAAACATTGATTTTAAACATTTATATAACGCATCTTTAGTACCATATTTATTAACTAAGACAGTACCAACAGCAGGTAGACCAGTATGTGTAATTTTAGAATAATCGTTATTGGAATTTTGTGGTAATGGATTTTCTCTATTTATTTGAATATCAGATACTTCAGCTTTGACGGGTATCATAGTTATAACGCTTAATTTTCCACTTTCAACCAATTCTCTATTGATTATTATCCCATCTTCTATATTCATATTCCAGGAACATAATCCAGTTAAAATATGATATCCTATACCATTGCGAGCTATACCTGAATACTCCAATGGAATATTCGTTATACAAGGACGTTCTATTGGAAACGCCAAAAAATTACAAGAATCAAATTTATTAAATACATCATCTACAGGACCGGATATGACTTGTTTTTGTTGAGCATCTCCGAATGTACCTCTAACACCTGTTATTTTTCCTATATCATATAAACATGATGATATATAGCTAAAATTTAGATATGGAGGGAATGTCACATAGTCGTATTTTTTTTTATCATTTATATCCAATTTTATAAATACCTCATAATCATTGTGAATAATAGAATATAAACACTGCCCAATATCCATAAATTCTATTATATCAGGATATGTACTTATTATAGCAGAAAACGGCATATCATCTAATGATTTCAGATCAATATTGTATTTTGTAAAATTTAATATCCCATCACTAACTATAAACATGGGTATTATCATACGTTTATTACCTACGTTTATTCTTATTTGTAGGTGATTATTCGAAGGTACATATATTTTTTTTATATTATCAAATGTGTGTATTGGTACTACTTCTATACCTATATCATTAGTTACTAGCATATTGTGTCGTTTGGCGTATTTTATACTATCCACAAAATCTTTTACATACGATTCCTTTATAGATGTTATATAATGATCGGATTCAGAAATGATTGAAATAGGTACACCATATAATTTATCTATCCTATCTACGTTTCTTATATACTTCATTATAAATTTTAATACCATATTAAACGTGTTTTCTCGTACATCTATTGTATGGTGTGATATTATTGTTCCAATAGCTAATCGTTTAACTAAACCGGTATTAGGTCCCCCATCAGGTGTATCGTAAACATCTAAAAATCCTATAGAAGATTCATTCAAATTTCTAGCTTCCAAAGATTTTGTAAGTTCTATACTCGATCCTCGTACTACTTGGGTACTTACTGTAATAGGTTCATGCCAATTTGTATTATTAGCTAATTTCACTACATCCTTATTTTTTATATCTTGCATGTTAAAAAAATTATTAAATGCAGATGTTATTTGTGGTATTATTTTAGATTGTGTAATAACTTTATTCAATTCTATTGTTTTATATTCTTCCTTCGCTGTTTTAAAAGCACTATCAATGGTTGAGTTAATAATAGTTTCAAATGTATCAGCAGCAGTTGAAATGCGCCTGGTCGATAAATTATCTTTATCCGGATAAACTGTATTTTGACATATAGCTATACAAAATTGTCTAAATATTAATATTAAATACATACCTTTATCCAAATTTCCAGTATCTATATGAGGAAGAAAGTTGTTAAAAATATCTATTTTATATTCTTGTTCTGATAATTTAAATCGCTTGTTAGATTTAGCTTTTTCATATTTCGTACGTATCATTTTATCGATGTAATCTGTGATACCATTATATTCTTGCAGTATTCCTATAGAATTATTTATTATTATTTTAATCATAGTTATCATATCTACTTCAAACCTCGAACTCAATACGTTTAGTAATACATCAAAACTATAGTTGGTCAGAAAATGTATTAGCAATATTAAATCTATTGCTATAAAACTATTATTAGAATTAATTATACATTTAACTTTTCCGGGTAAAATATTCATATCTACTGTCAAGAACTGTGGGGGAGTTAGTTTCTCATTAATCAATCTGAATCCTGGTTTTTTACTTATGATAGATATATGATAATTGTTTTGTTTATTTTTATATTTTGGCCATACATATGACTGTTCTATTTTTAAAGTTACAAATTTTGTTATTCCTTTATTGACTATAAAATATCCACCAGGATTATTGATATCCAAGAATGATCCCGCAAATGTAACTAACTCCGGTATTCTTATCTCTTGATGCGAAAATGAACTTTCAGATAGTATGGATCGGGAAATAGAATCCTTTGATATAGTTTCCTTTATCATACTTATTTTTATTGATATTCCTAAATCATAACTTTTATCATTAAATAACGCATAAGAATAATTTACATCACTTACTTTAGAATCGAGATATTCGATTTTAATTATATATAATTCCTTATTTGATTTGTTTTCCCGAATGCTTAATACTTCTTCTCTGGTGAATAACTTTGGTAAATCGTTTTTTAGATTTTTAAATGGAACATCTATATTTCTCATAGCTTTTAAGCGGATTCCTTCGATTGGATCTTTATCCAGATATCTTTCTGCTATTTTTTTTATTATAGATTTAATATATTTATCGGTCATTTTTATTTGTATATTTATTTTCAATTATTGAAAATATAAGAGTCTAATAACGATAACTACTATAAGTATACTGTATTGAAATAAATTTTCAGTTATCGGAAAATCTTAGAGATATGGATCTGCCCGTAATTAAAAAAAACAGTCAGGCTGATGTATTATACGATCTAGTAATGCTTACATTTATAACGCATCCAGACCGCACAATAGATGACCTAGCTAAATACCTTGCCAAGTTGTATTCATTCGATCTGACAAAAGTGACCAAAATAGTGATGGTACCACACAATAAGGAGAAAAAATGTTTTAAACTGCCACTATGTGAAGATGTGTCATCTGTAAGGAGATTGTTCGTAAATGGAGTGAAATATATACTTTTATGTTCAACATATATAGTATATACAGATAAAGACAATTACAATAGTGCGAAGTGGGATAAATTTGTTATAAAAGCACAACATAAGATCATATCAGCCAATAAGATGTGTTGTGGATGTAGGATAGTTTATCAGGACAAATTGCGTGTATGTAGTAGGTGTAAAAAAGAAAAGCCCGACAAAAAATATTATTATTGTAGTGATCTCTGTATAAAGCACCACTGGGCGGTAATACATAAGTGGCAACATGATGGTAAGTAAATTCTGCTCGTAATTACGTAAAGAATGTAGATAACACATTATGATTCCACGATCTGTGCTTGGTGCCAGTTTAATGGTAATGTCTAAATAACAACATATTCACCAAAACAACTATTAAACGTCAAGTCGTACTAGAAGGTTGGTTTATAATCTTTTCTGCCATTATTTTTTCCATCTTGGCAGTTATGAGATCTATAGCCAATCTACATGGCGTATTATTGGCCTTTAGTAGTGTTACGTAATCTTCTACGTCAGTTAGATGACATATATTGATGCTTATTCGATGAGGTATGTAAAGCGGTGAATTTAATCCGCTATGTGTTATCATAATAATGTTAGGAATTTTTAGTGCCGTATATATTAAGTATGCAAGACCTTTTTTTAATTTTATATTGTTACTGATAACTCCTTGGGGATAAATATGAACCCACTCATTGTTGTTTAATTTATCCACCGCTAAATTCATACCTTCTTGAGCAAAACCCACGTTAAATCTTATTATTGGTATATTTTTTGTTATGGTTGCAAAATACGATAATATTTTGTTTGTAAAACATATATCTTTGGCAGCTAATGTCCACCTCATTCGATTTATTTTAAAACAATCACTAAAATCCAATATATTACTCATAATAACAAACTCATCAAAGATAGACTGATGATTCGCAAATGTTATCAAGGATGACTTATTTTCATTGTGCAGATAGTGCTTGAATACACCATTGTTTGTTATTATTAGTGTGTTAATACATCTAGTAACAAATCTAGATATACACCAACTACATATGTACAAAATTACTGAAAATATATTATTTATGGTCTGAATAAACATCGCTATTTATTAAAAATGTACAATAATTTTTCATAAATACCGGTGGAATATTTTACAGTAAAGAAATTAAATATCAAATTCTGTAGCATCTTTTAATAATTCAGATTGAATAACATCAAAATCAGTGAATTCTATGCTTTTATAATCGGTTGATATATATTCTTTTAAGGATTTTTTTGGTTTCAATAAAATTAATTTTTTATCAGGTGATATATAATACATTGATTGTATTTTAATAATATTTGTTGGTATTGAAAACACATACCTATCCAATAATTTATATCCGAACACTGTATCATCTGAAATAAGAATTTTATCACTCACTCGTTCTGATGTATTGTCCTCCATTTGATACATGATATTATTAATGGGAACAGTAAATTTTATTGCAACAGGAATAGAAGACTGTCTGAAAATTGATTTTTTATTTCTATATTTTTTATTCTTTATAGGTACATCTGAATTTTTGGACATTCCTATAATATATTTATTTTTATATATGTTTTCTGTTATAATTTCTGGAGTTAAGTCGTTATTGGATACAGATTCTCTAACATCGTATATTGATATGAATGTAGTTTCTTTTGTGGGTGTTAATTTTTTAAGTTTAAATTTGGCGAAACGTCTTGGGTATGCAATTGGTGCTAAAAACTTAAACATATTAACTAGTTTTCCACTTGACACATCTAAAGCACCAGCGTAATATTCATACTCATCACCATCTTCATCGTGTAATGGTTTCCCGGCTATACTATTAAAAATAGGATTGTAATACATTTATTTATATAAATTTTGACCTTACAGTTTCATCCGATATTACTTCCAAATTGAGATGTTTATTTTTTATAAACTTATTATATTTATCAATATAATGATTTTTAGTACCCAAATAATTTATATATTTTCGATTTATACTTTTTAAATTCGGTTGTAATAACACCAATTCAATATTTGTATGGGAGCACGGTTTATAATATCCGTTATTATCAACGGGATCTTCTCGTAATACAAAGGATTGATCATAATACATTTAATTATAAAATTATTGATTGTCTATCGTAGTATTCTTATATTTACAATATAGTACGTATAAAATTAAACAAATTGTAATCATTATAATATTAATATATGTAGTCAAACAATACCAAACAGCTGTAGTGCTATCCGTATAATTTTGTACTATTATAAAAATAAGCGATATAATTATAGTGATACCCAAAATTATTAATGTCCATAATGGTATATTAGCACTTTTATAGAATGGTACTAATATAGATCTAGCAACTCTGTTTATTGAACTACTTTCGGGTGTTATATTCATTTATTGAATAAAAATACAACTTAAAGTAAATATAATGGATAATATATTCTATATACTGAATAAAACTAATAGTATAATATCAGAACTAGATAAATTGAAACTGCATGAGTTGGAAAATATAATTGATATTGCGAATGACGCATATTATAATACAGACAATCCAAAAATATCTGACAATATATATGATATCATTATGAGCTATATATCTAAAAAATATCCAACTTCTAGGGTTTTATTACAAGTTGGTGCACCTGAAAGAAATAATACTGTTAAATTACCATATTATCTAGCTAGTGAAAATAAAACATATGAGAGTGATAAAAAATTATATAAGTGGTTAACAAAATATGGAACAGATACTATGGTATTATCAGTGAAAGCTGATGGGGTATCGATATTGTGGGTTATAGATGATTTTAAATTTTATACTAGAGGTGACGGTACATATGGAAGAGATGTAACTGAGTTTTTTAAGCATATACAATTTAATAAAGATATAGATAATACCATTCAAGCCATAAGGGGGGAATTAGTTATTGATAAACCATACAACAGATCTGACGTTGTTGGTCAATTAAATAAAATCAGTCCTGATGATAATATATGTAAATATATCCATTTTATAGTATATGAAATAATCAATCCAAGATTAACGCAAGCTGATCAATTTGATTATTTTATAACACATAATATGATGTGTGTAGATTATAAAATTATTCATAAATCAATAATTAACTATAATTACTTAAGAGAAATATATGCACAATATAAACAAACTATAAAGTATGATATTGACGGTTTAATTATACGGAATAATAATATAAATGAAGAACCTACCAATTTATCCAATCCAAAATGGTCGATAGCATATAAATTAAATACTGAATATGGCATAACTACTGTCATTGATATAGATTGGAATATAACTAAGTATAATGTTTATACTCCTCTAATTAATGTAGTACCTATACTATTGGGAAAATCTACTATTAAACGTGTTAATGGATATAATGCAAAATATGTTATAGATAATAATATAAATACTGGCGCCGTGTTACGAATAGTATTGAGTGGTAGTGTAATACCAAAAATATCAGATATATTAGAGATAAGTACCAATCCCATAATAATGCCTATGTATAGTATATATAATGGATTACAATTATTAAGCACATGTGACGGCGGGTTAATTAAAAGGATAATATATTTTATGAATCAATTAGGATTTAAACACATTTCAGAGGCTGCTGTAGAAGAGCTGTGTTTTTTAAACGATATTAAAGAATTATCTGATATATTTACTAAAAAAATAATATTAGATACAAAATACAAACGGAACTTACAATTAATAAATACAGTTGCAAATATAAAAAAGTCGACAATAACCAAATCCCGATTAATATCTGCATTATCTATTCGAAACATATCATTTAAGAGAGCTGTACAATTAATAGAATATTATCCAGATCTATTTTGTGATATAACCTATTCATATAAAGATTTCACTATAATACCACGAATCAGTAAAACTCTCAGCCAAACAATAAATAATACTATTAGCGAAAATTACGATATGATTAGAAAAATGTTCAACATATTATCTATAAATTAACTCATGATACTAGTTTTTCATCATCAATTTAGTTAAAACATCCGCTACTCCACCTGGTTCGTACGTAGTATCTCTGTCCCCTTGTAGAGGGTAATTTTTAGATCTGGTACACCCTGGTCCTTTATTACTTCTTCTATCACACTCACCTGTACTAGTATAACCAGTAAAGTTAGGATTTGATGCTCCTGCTGATATGTCATTATAATATTCCGGATTCATAACACTTTGAAGATGATGCGGATGTTGAGCACCCCCACCATATCTTCTTGCCAACATTGTGCCAAACGTCTTTAAATTAATTGAAAACAAATCCTTATGATTATTTCCTTCTCTCAATTCTACAACCAATAGCTCTTCATTATGAGGATTTAAATTGGGTTCCATTTACATATAAAAAGAATTTATATTTTTTAAATTTTAAATGGATGACATATCAATGGTAAACTTGGATATATTCAATAACAATTTTAATATAGCAATCTTCGGAAAAACAAATAGCGGAAAAACTGTACTATTAAAATATTTATTAATGGCGATTCGAAATAGATTTCAACACGTTTTTATGATAATAGGATCAAAAACATCGTATACATCGAATAATTACTGGCAGTTTATATATCCAGATAATACATTATTTTTAGATGATAAAATTAATGTAAAGGAATCCATTAAAAATTTCACCAAGAAAATTTTAACATGGTCGGCTAATAACGATCATAGAAAATTAGTTATTTTTGATGATATAGGTGATAAAAGTAGAGATTGTTTAGATAATTTTACAAATGAATGCAGGCATGGTATTATTTCGACTATATTTTTAGTACATGCATATAAACATTTGGATACCACTACGAGATATAGTCTCACCCACATTATAATAACTCCTAACTTGGCAGAAACAGATGAGATTCTGAAGACTAAAAAAGATTTAGTATGTTCTATGAAAAATATATGGAAAAAAGCTGGAGATATTAAGGTATATATAATATATGATATGAATTCTTCAATATATTATTTAACGGTACCGGAACATTTGAACGTTATTTCTGATTCTTTATATGTTTTAACTACAGAAGGGCCTTATAAAGATGATTTAATTAATATCAAATCTAATATAGATATGATTAATATGTATCAAAATACAGATGATAATGTAAGCGAATTAGTTAGTTATTAATTCATCATATAATATTAGTATTGTGTGTTAATAATAAAACTATTATTATAAATATGACTAAAGCATATATAACAGGCGATATAGGCACATTTGAATCCTTATATTATTACTTTAAAGGATTTAATATGACCAGATCTGAATGTGAAAAATTATTAGAAACATTTGCAAAAAAAATTTTTGTAAATATCAACGATATTAATGCATTTGATGTACTCACTACAAATAGAGATGCATTTAAATCTAACTTGTTAAAAATTCCAATTGTTACCGATAAAATATTTACCGTATATAATAAAATAAATAATATATTTATTGATGATTACTTATATCATATAGATTCTGGGGGTTATGGTACGGTATTTAGATGTAATGATTATTACTGTATGAAATTCATAATGACTAATAAAGAAACACTTAATATGGAACATGAATATTATATACCTTATAATCTTAATATATTACTAACAAAATATGATGTAAATCGTTATATTAACGTGCCTCTAACTTTACTGAAAAAATTCGATTGTTCGGCATTTAAATGGTATTTTTTAATTCACGCATTGATTCTTATAATGATTAAATATGCTATAGATGATGATTATTCATTCGATTTTTTGGATATGGAATTATATGAATACAATAATATAGCTAACATATATTATAGTTTGTTTTACAATAAAAATTTTAACCAAATTGTAAGTTTTTATAATTATTTCACATATTTATTAAAAGTTAACTTCAAAAGAGAATATAATAATATTATTTTAATAAATAAATTTGATAGATTTATACATTTATTAAGACAAGTACAAGGGCATAAATTAATACAGTCTGATCCTATAGGTGCTACTGTTATAATATTACCGTTAGCTATAAGTTCTGCACCCGATTTATTATTAAACAATGATAAATATCCAGATATGAAAAATGGGAATAATGCTATAAGTATTGAGCCATATTATGTCAGACATATGATCTTACAAATATTGTTTACTATTTTTGTAGCAAATACAAACAATAAATTTAATCATAATGATCTAAAACCCAATAATATATTAGTATTTATAACGAAGCCACATATTATCAAATATAATGATTATACATTAAAATTCAATGAGCCGTATTTATTCAAACTAAGCGATTTTGATTTTTCAATATTTAATAAAATTGAAAATAATAGAATAAAAGGAACTATAGTATCTAAAATAAGTAGTATATCAAATGATATAATCTATTTTTTTATATTCATAAAAAGATTTTTTCCATCATTATCCGAAGCAGATCCCACTTTATATAAATATATAACATCAACACTATCTAAAGTACCAAAAAAGGATATAAAATATGAAATATATTACACGGGAACTGAATTATTTAATATAGAATTTTTAGAGAATTTTATATTTAATAGCGGTTTGTTTTCCAAGTGGATTCATAAAAATTGAAAATATATATCTTCTATATAGTAAAAATGGAAAATATAAAACAAAATAATCTTGTAGATATTTTACGTATAAAAACCGTGGTAATACACGATTATACAACCAATAATATACCATGCGTAGATTATAATAGATATAAAGATACAATAGCAACAATAGAAAATATATTGGATTTTGAATACACTATATCAGTGAAATATAATGATATGAACATAAAATATAAAATAAATAATGATATAAAAAAACAATCCCAAGCAGTCACTAATGTTAACTATTATCCCGAGTTATTAACGGTGGTTAATAGTACTGATATATACAAAAAACAATCAGTAAAATTACCCAACTTGTTTACTGTGAATGATTTAAGTATTCATTATCCTACTAATATAACAAATTTTAATGTTGTGTATTATCCTATTATGTATGATGAATGGTTGTTTCTTAAAGATACACTTACTGTTTTATCTGATATATCAATAAAACCGACTATTACCGACGATACTATGGAATTTAAAATATTATATCATCCAGTATATAATAATGGAAAAAAAATGTATGGATACAAATATTTATATGCAAACCCATATACAATTATATCTACAGATTATAGATTTAGGTCAGCTATATCATATTAATTATCATACACATGCGATTTTTAATCTCGTGTCCAGAGATTAAATTTTGATATCATTAATATTATTTACATATCTTTAAGTCGTATATACCGGCAATTATTACTGGTTAACCTGTATTAAGCTAACTCGTACCTATTGATGTTGGCAATATTTTTTCATGTATGGTTGGTTTTACCGTAGTTGATAATAGAATATTTACCAAAGTTACATTCCCACCAATAGACGGATTAACACATACCTCAAAAAAATCATCATAATTTATGGATTTTTCCGATATGATTATATAAAATAGATTAGTTAGATATATATCATTATATTTGATAGGGTAGATCATATTTATGAAAATATCATTTAATTTCATATTCTTCAGTTTGTTTTTTTTTATGTGATTTATTTTCTTTATTTATTGGTTTTACTGGTGCTAATTCGGTTGAATCTTCCGACGGTTTTTGAGCACTATCTAACAAATCGATTGATTTTTCTAGTACCGTCAATCTATGTTCGATATTTTTAATTTTATTAATAGAAATTGTATCGTTTATAAATTGTTTTATTGTTTGATTATTTAAAGTGTTAAGTGTATCTGCTGTTGATTTGGCAATTTCCTTTGTTTTATCGGTTTCGACGGATACCATTTCTCTACCGGTATTTTTTACATAATAATATGCAGCTACTATTAAAATACATATTATAGTAATAATTAATATATAATACATTTATTAGAGAAATAAATGATATTTGTATCGTTGTTTTTTTATATATTCTATCTTATATGTTCTATTATATGTGGGGCAGGATTTTATTATTACTATATGACATATATATCATATTTACAAAATAATGAATCCAATAGAGTTAATCCGTTTAAGTCATAATATGTCAGTTTAACAAGGATAACATCTACCCAACGAATTTTGTGTATTAAAATCCATATAATCCTGGGCATATATCATTAATATTCCTCCAGAATTTATTAATCTCATAGCTTCTTCAGTATCTATAATTAACGAACCTATATTAATCATGCCCGTTTTATATAATGCAGTTATATCATTTATATTTTTATAATCTTTGACCCACTCCTTAAAATTATCCTCAAATTCGTCATTATTTGTATCCGGATAAATACGTCTATATTCTGCTTTATATAACTTACTTATAAGATCATTTTCTTTTTCACTATACAAATTATAATCAGGATCATATTTTAACCATCCTTTTTGTGTATTTAATAATGCAAAAGTACTTAATGTGTCTCTATAACCGCATATATTGGATACATCATCTATCGGATAACATACGGCACTTTTTAAAAAGTAATTAATTCCATTTATAGTTAGATTGGGTTCAATATCTATATACGTAGTTATTAATTTATCAGAATATTCATTAAATATTTTCCCACGTTTAATTAATCTGGGCACATACAATATAATAATACCCATAGTGTCTACAATCGTGTTTTTACCTATTCTAGTGTTCGCATAATACATGGGATTCATCATACCAATAGGAGCCATATTAGTCATATCTGCATATGCAAGAGAACATAATAATTTGTTTGACTGTGGATCATAATATGGATATGATAATATTCTATCGTTAAATTTGTGATTTTGATCATAAAATCTATCTCTAAAATCATATTCAACATAATACACACGTTCTGTCATAAATCCATTAGGAGTGTATGTTTGTATTGTCGTAGGTTTGAATGACCAGATTTTCAATATAAATTTGAGCAACTCTTCGTCAGAACCATTGCCATCTAACAGATTTTTTATATATGGAATTTCATCAGCATATAGTATACCTTGCATTATTCCCAACAATATTTTTTTTAGAATCATAGATAATACTATTCTACATATTTCACCATATACTGTATTTGTGTTACTTCCTATGTGTCCTTTTGGACATTGAAATGGTTCTTTGTCGCTCATTCTAAACAGTAATAACAGTGTATTTTTATAATTTTCATACTTGGTTGTTTCCATCTCCTTACATAATACATATAGATCTTGTTTTGCAATTAAATCGAATAGTACTGGTAACTTTATACCAAATAATGCTATTACTACAGATGGTAACATATATTTGCCGTAATGTACGAGTGGTATTAATTCTGGTAAAGATGTAAGATCGGTATATGAGCATGCTTTTTTCCTTACTAATTCTATAATTGATTGATATTTAGCCAAATCAAATGCTGTATCTATATTTTTTAATTGTTCTATCAATAGTGACGTATTGGATGGTGATACACAAAATAATGGGTGATTATATGCTTTAATTTTTTTCTGAAATAGTAAATTTATGTAGTTTTTAATTTCATTAATCAGAAAATCATCAGGTTCAACAAACAAACCTTCTTTCTTATTATATTCTCTTATTACATTTAATATAGTTCTTTCTGATGGTAACTCGTTTGATTTTTCCAGTTTTTCTATGATATAATCTGCCACTTTTTTGATATAATTATATTTTTCTACAAAATAATCTGATTGATCTATTTTTTTTGTATTATCATCTTTTTTCATAATTTTATCCTTTTTCTTGTCCATTATTTTAGATGCACCCGCTATCAAACTGTTAATATTATCAGAAGTTAAAAGTCTTAATAATTTAGATATAGAACAATTTCCATCCGCACTACATAAATGATAATTATCACTATTGTCCTTTGAAAATTCTGGACTAGACTCTTCAGTATAACATGTACACACATCTTCGAAATTGATGTTAAAACACATATATTTATTGATATTCATTTATAAAGGATTATTTTGGAATATAAACACTAAGTTCTAGCTGGTTATTATATACATAATTACAATACATATACATATTATTACTATTTATATATGGTTTAATTGCTTTTTTAAATATATTATAATTTGAAATCATATTTATTGGGCATATTCTAAAATTATATGTGTTTAATGGTAATAATGAACTTCCTATGATGCTGGAAAAGCTATATTTACATATAATACTACAAAACGTATCAAATATAATGTCTTTACATGTCAAATTAATACAATTTGATTGATATTCTTTATCACAATATAAACAACAAGTTGATATGTTTGTTATATCTAGTTTAAAATTAAAATTTTTACATACAGTAAAGTCAAGCAGAAAATATATAGTCACATGTAATGTTGTTTTCACCATATATGTATAAAATCTCATAATATCGTAATTAGTTATTTTAGCAGCTTCCGAGATAATGTTATAGAACACAATTTTAGAATCTTCTGTGAGAATATTAAACGGTACAAATATAAAATAATTATCGTCGTGAAACCCCGCTATATTACGAATCATAGATCTATATATATTACAACATATTACACTACAAAAACTACCTATACGTATATTATCTTGATTAAAAATCACTTCATTATTCCGTATAGATGTATGGCAATATAAACAATATTTGGACTTTTCTATTATAGGTAGTGTTATATTGATTATATTATAAAAATAATCCAGTCCATATGAGTCTATAAGTTGTTTAATTGCTTTATTTTTATCGATATTAGAATAATCAGTTGTATAATCATCCATTTTAGTTTGGGATTTTTTAATAAATAATAAATAAGATGCAATTAGATAATAAATTATTAAATATATCAAGAAAATTTAATATATCAAATTATATATTAGAATTAATGGACATTTACAATAATGACGACTATACATTGAGATTATTATATAATTTACTATTACTGATTAATAATATTCAACTGAACAATATTAGTAGTTCAGATGTCACTATATACAATTCATTGGTATCTGAAATTATTATAAGGAAAAAAATAATAACAACTACAAAAAAAATCAATTTCAATGTGATATTAGAGTATTTATATTCATATAAAGAATATTTTTCAGCATTGAAAAAATATTATGAAACGTACAATGATATATATTTACAAACTGCCAAGGATATAATTAACTTGAGAAAAAAAAATATTAATACATATATACCAAAACAGGAAGATATATTAATTGAAAACGATATAAAAAAATATGCCCAATCTTGGGTATTAAACGAATTACAAATGTTGATAGATAGTAAAATAAATCCTATGTACAATGAGTTTGTAAGTATGAATTACGTGAAAAATCTATTAAACAATTATTATGATATAGAAGAAATAGAAACCAAATTAAGAAATTATGTAACTATGTCTACAATTAGAATTATAGCTAATGATATTATAACTGGTAGTACTGTAGATACTACACAAGTTATAAAAGAAGAATTGTTGAAATTATTGAATTCCAATTATATAGACAATATAGTTAATACTAATTTAGACAATGAAGTAAAAAGAATAATAGAAAGTAATGAGATGGATATTATATTTTTTAATAAAATTCAAAATATACTTAGTGAATCGCCATCAATTTCAGAGATAAAAAATACAATCCGCACAAATCAACAATTATTACATGATTATATAACAGATACAAATAACATAATGAAATTAGAATTCCAATCTGATATATTAGAAAATAAAAGATTATTAAACGACATAGATAGTAGTATACGTACACAGCAAGAACATACCAATATTTTAGAAAATAGAATAACATTATTAGATGATATAGATAATAAAATACATATCCAAGAAGAACACAGTAAAATATTAGAAAACAAGATGGCTGAATTTATAGAATCTACTAATGTAAAATTAGATGGATTAGATGAGTTATTAGATAAAACCCAGACTTCTATAAACGATTTAGAAGCGGCCAGAGAAGATTTATACGATTTTATGAATGATATCGATGATGAACTCAATACTACACAATATTCCGAGGAAGGTGATGATTATCATGTATCACATGATTATTTAAGTTTATCATTGAATGACGAAATAGAAGAATTAAATAAAATAGACCCCGTTAAACTTAATCAAATAACTGACTTTATTAAATATTTAATATCAGATGATAAATATGTCAAATTGATTGATACAACTACAACATTAGAATCTATAGATAAAATTAAAACAGAGGAAAACATTAGGAAATTAAATGAAAAAATTAACTTATCAGATGAATATATTAAAAAAATATCAGATCAATATTATGAATATGCTACTAACATAAAACCAGCTATACAGAATTATACACAAAATTTGGATTTACTAGTTGACAATTATACCAGTACATTAGAATCACAGAAAATATCAAATAATGATTTATTATCACAATTACGGATAGAAAAGGATAGTATACGTAACTTAGGCGAACAATTAGATGATCAACTACATAAAAATAAATTATTAATAGATACGATACAATCACAAAATAATGTATTCACACACAACGATGAAATATTTTATAATATGTCATCGAAAGTCGATGAGGTTGTATCGGATCATAAATTGTTTAAAGATAATTTTTTAGAATTAATCCATGATATGGAAAACGAAAAATCCGAGCGTAATACAATATATGATAAAATCAAATATCACGATAACGTAATTAGAGAATATGATACCATTTTAAATAAAAAAACTAATGATTATGAATTTCAAACATTAAAATCGGATTTCCAACAAGATATATCGTCTATTAATTCGGAATTACAAACATTGCGGAACGAGTTAAGCGAATTAAAATCTAAATATAATGATTTGGGTGCTGGTAATATTGAATACATATCTCAGTTCATAAATATAGATAAATTACAAGATATATTTAAAGATCAGTCATTATCAGATATATTACAAAATATATTATTTGATGTAAAAAACAATACAGAATCGATAAATAACAACATATATAATATAAATAAAATATATAATTCGGATTTAAAAAAAATACAACTAAACATACTAGATATGCAAAACGATATTAATAAAGCTATTGATTTATATAATGCTAATATATCAGCTATTGCTGATATGGATAAAAGTAAATTAAGTAAAGAAGAATTAATTGATATTCTAAAAACTACTATTAATATGATCGGTGATGAGTATAATTACGATATAATACGAACCGACAAATTGGATTATTTAATACAAGAATACAATGATAAATTAAAAAACTATATTCAAAAGACTATAAATAAATATAGTGAAAATTTATACGAATATAATAATATATCTAATATTCAAAAAAATATATCAGATCTCAAGAACGAATTTAATATTTTACAAACCAATACGACGCAAGACATATACATAAATGTTAATAAACTATCTAATGATATAGATAAATTAAATAGAAAAATAGAAAATTTCGGGCTGAATATAGAAAACATTAATAATAAAACAATACTCACATCGGAAAATATAGAAGACTTTATGAAATCTACAACTACAAATTTAGATAAATTAAATAAACAATTGCTATCTATTAATGATACACATATAGATCTAACAACAGATTTTACAAATATTAATAATGAAATAGCTACTATTACTGATATATTAAACAATACTAATTATGTATCTAAAGATATGTTATTATCAGAAATAAATAACATAAATAATAAGATAGCACAGATTAAATCAGATCCCAACAACATAAATATTTTAAATACGTACCTGAATAATCTCAAAGATGAAGTAGAAAATTTAAAAAAATACGTGTATGATTCTAGATTACCAGAAATAGTTGATAGTATTAGTAAAATATCCAAGTTTATAGATTTATCTAATATATCTAATATCGATTCAAAATATAAGATATCTAGTCTTAACAATTTATATAAATATATAATAGATAATATCAACTCATTAAAAGAAGATGTTTCTAAACTAAAAATAAATATGGGAGTGTCTACTTTAAAGGGTAGCGTGGATAACACTGGAGGGAATATTAATTACGATCAATATGTATTTGATATTCATAAAACATATGATTATTTGGATAAGAATCCTATAACAACAGGATATTATTCATATCCATTATATGTGTATGAATTACCACGATCATACAAAGAAATAGATTCCTTTAATATATTTGATATTGATAATACTGATATAGTAACACCATATCTGGATACAGATAAATCATTATATAGGAAATTTATTAATACATACTATTTTAATAATAAAAACAACTGTTCAGATATATTAGTATCAAACTTAAAATTGTCTTATAATAAAATTATAAATAAAAATATTGATAATTACTTTATTAATTATTATGATATTGAAGTATTAAATTTTGTTAAAACCGACTCGCTAGATAATATATATAATAATATATCGATTGGTCCTTATAGTAAGTATATATATAAAAAAGAACTACCAACTACATACCCAGAATTAGATATACATATACGTTGTAATATAGACTATATTAATTGCACATTAGAGTATTATACATATATATGTAATAAACTCTCATGTATAAAATCTAATATGGATATGAATATTAATACTAATGAATATTTTTGTATAAAATATTTAAGAAATTATTTTAAACTTATTATGGTATATATAAATTATAATACTATTATTTTAGATCATAAACATGAATTAGGTAATTTATATATTGAATATGAAAAAAATCTATCATTAATATTAAACTTATCATCGAAGAGAAAACAAATTAATATGAAGTATAACAATTTAAAGAGGAAATATCTCTTAAAATTAAAGATAATAAAAAATTTTGTTAAATTAAAAAAAAGCACTATATTAGAATTCTCGTATAAATTACTACAATCAAACATTTTCTATGATAGATTATATATTTTAAAATTATTATATGCAGAGATAAAGGATGACTTTTATATTTTTAAATTTGAACTACCTATCAATATTCAAGAAAAAGATGACTTATCTGATAAATCTATAATAGATATACGGTCCAAACTAAAATTATTATATTATAAATATTTTTATTATATAATATATAAAAATAATATAAAAAGTGAAATGATAAAGAAGGAAATTTTTGATTTAACTATAGAAAGAAAGAAATTAAATAATGCCAAAAACACATTTTTATCATCTAAATATACATAATTGATTTGTATATAATTAAATGGCCAATTTATTAGAAACTTTTAAGCAGCTGGATGAATATATAAAAAGTAATTATATGCCAGACGATAAAAATATATACAATTCTAGTAAGAAAGATATATTGAATTTTAATGAATGTAGAATACAAGCGTCTATAATGTTTAAAGACATAGCTAGTTATTATAAATTTTCTAGTACTATTGTATCATCTCACATAGATTGTGTGGAAAAATATATTGGTGTTAATGAATATGATAATTATATGATTTGGAAAACATTAACCTATAAAGTAACCAATAGAGAGATCATAGGATTTCCATTATTATTGGGAATGTATAAAAAAAATAACAGCTCAATAGTTTTATATTTTTTGAAGATGAATTTACCTTCATTATCAGATAAGTATGTAACAATATTTAAAAAAAATAATAAGGTAGATGAAATATTGTTTCAAAAACTATTTATATTATATAACTTGTGGGAATTAGGTTATTATTCGGATAATTATATTTTTGAATTATCAACTGTACCAGAAACATTCATTCAGTTTAAAATAAAAGATCTTTATTTTAATTTTAAAATATCATATTTTGTAATGTTATCACCCAAAACGATATTAAAAAACATAATCATATATGAACAAGATTATATAAATAGTGTTCTTAGAGAATATAATCAAACAACACAATTGAAATTTATAAAATACTTTATTACTAAATTTATTAATTATTTCGATCTTACTATTCTTCCAGTATACCCTTCCATTGTACCAGTAATAAATTTAAATAATATATGTACTATCTTAAAATTCGGATCCATGGTACGATTCACATATGATGATCGAAATTATGTAGGATATCTAATAGATAGATGCGAAGATATATGTGAAGTATTGTATATAACTCCGGACACTAGAAGGAAAGCAATATTACAATTTATAATTATAAATATTAATGAAATTTATGAATTTAATGGATATGTATATCCTAACAATAATTATATTATAGGAGATATAAAATACAACGAACCATTACAATGTCACGTATAATCTACATCCATTGGGGTAGGTTTATATTCTTTATAGCATGATTTTTTTGTATTCCATCTCATTATATATATATGATTCTCCATTTGAAATGTAGGGTTAAAAAGAAGTGTGGTAAACATATCATTGAACATATTATTCAACATATTATTAAATAAAGGAAATATATCAATATTATGCGAGAAAACAGATGAATTAGACAAAGAGGATCCATTAATTTTAGCATCGTATATTTTTTTACTTTCCGGATTGGAAAGTGTTTCATATGCTTCGGATATCTCTTTAAATTTTATAGTTGCCAGTTGTGGATTAGATATATTTTTATCCGGATGCCATTGTAGTGCTAGTTTTTTGTATGCTTTTTTTATTTCGTCGGAAGATGCTGATCTGGGTATATTCAATGTTTTGTAGTAATCCGCCATTTTATATCAATATAAACTTTCAAAGTTATATATAAAACAAATTTTATATCGAATCAAATAAATGATTATAGATACATCTACTAGGTTATGTGATAAAAATTGTACTAAAGTTGCATTCGTATCAAAAAATATAGAAATATTCGATACTGAATATATACATCTTAAAAAGTATAATTGTAAGAAACAATTAAAACAACAAAAAAGAAATATCGAGGATGTAATGGCTATTGATACAACAAGTAATTATATATTATATGCAGTTGTAAAATCTGATATATTTGATAATGTAGATGCTGACGTTATAAAAAACATTATTTCTAAAATAAATACATTTTGTTTATATAATAATATAACAGAAATAGCTATAAGTAAAAGTGCATTTAACAGATATTGTAATGATCAATACAATTATCTGTATACATTATTTACTGAAATATTTGATAATAATGTTATAATATACATATGTATATAAATGTCTAAATTAATATTTAATCTGATGGAGTTTTTAGATGATATTGGTATTTATGGAAACGGATTACGACTATATTTGAGAACCCAAAAGGACATTATTAAAGTATTTTCAAATAATGAAATTATATCAAATCTCAACTTTTACATTGCTTTTATATCTATGCAAGATTATGAAATTTATAAAGAAATAGGTTTATTATATCCTCTATTTATATTTGTATTTTTGGATAAAATACAACTCGAACCAGTTATGAAATATATATTGTATAATACAAAACAAAGAAAAAATCTTTCTACTTTTGAAATGAATTTATGTTCTCTATGGGATTTAGTATATGATATATCTTTGTCATCTGCAGACATAAATCAGTATATCACGAAAGAAATTATGTATGATATGATAATGGATAACGTAAAATTTAAAACATACAAGTATAATTACAACACAGTAGTTAAAATGTTGATTTTTACTTATTTATGTAAGGTAGATTTGGCTAGACATATTAATCAAAATGATTCTTACAATATAGTCGATAACATATTTAATACCATTAATAATACCAGATCTATATATACATATATAGATAAGAATCAGTCTTATTATCCATTATTTGAATCTAGTAATATAACCAATGCGTATATGTGCAAGTTCTATGATATTTTTTCAAATAATGTTAAACAGTTAAATCCTGGATATATGTGGAATCATAGCAATATATTCTATATAGAAAATTGTGGCTATGCAGAAACTATTATGGATAAATACTTTTCGTTTTTATATCAAAATATTAGAAATGGTATAGTAACAACCAATATTTTACATTGGACTTTTTTGTTTGGAAGACATATTATAGATATAGATTTATTGAATATATTGTATAGTTTAATCATGGCAGTATCTACAGATAACACTGGATTGATATATTCTTTATCTGCCGAACATATGGATGACGTAATATTAGAAATACAACAAAAACACAAAGATATATATTCTTATAATTTATTAGCAAAAAATATAAATATTAGTGATATATATAGTGAATTACCAACTAAAATAATAAATGATATTAATACCAGACCATTTAATCCATCGATATTTTTAAAATCTCAAGATATATGTATATCAAGTATAACTTTTAATGAAAGCTTTTTTAAATATTTTTTAAAATTTGATCCATTACATATTAAAATGGCAAAAATCGAATCCAATGAAATTTGTACAAAATCAGATACACAGTTATTATCATTAATAAAAAAATACAATTCTTTGAGTTTGATAAATAGTGAGGGTAATGATTTTGATATTATAGATTTTAACTATAATATAAATACTTTGAACATTAATGCTGTTTGTGATATTAGTAAGTATTTTGATGGTTTAATAATAAAGCTTAAAATATTAGATATTACAAATAAATTAAATTTTATTCCTTCAGATAGACCTGATTTATTTTTACAATATACCAAATTTATTTGTGAAAAAATAAATTTAACCAACATTATCAATTGTTTAGTGTCTAAAAACACCATCGATAACGTTGCAGATAAAATAAAAAATAATAATTTTTTAAGTATTATATTCTCTAATTTCATATTAACATATAATGGTAATTTTGTACGAAATTAACTAATTATTACTTATCAACACATAAATCCTATAGTGTAACAATATATTAACGGATTGCAATGTTAGAATTTTCCAGTTTTAATATAATCAGAAAAACGCATTAAACTTATTAAACCAGGTGAATTTTTAGTTAATTCTAATAATTGTCTGTCTTTAGGTTTTATCAAAATATATTCTTTCAAATAATATAATAACCCTACGATACATATAACTATACCCAAAATTACTACGGGCCATATAATAGTACTCCAATCCATTCCTTGAGACTGTGCTACTGCTACATTATTACTCCCTGATACTTGTAAATCTATTAATGCAGAAATTGCACACTGACCCGATGCCTTCCCTGAATTTATAAATGTAAATGCCATAATACCTTCATTAGGTGGTGCTACACATTTTCTTACTGTGATATTTTGTACTTCTATTGTGCTATTCAGAACACTTTCGGCTTTGCATCGTTGTTCTATTAGTTGTTTAAAATCATTTTCTATATTGCTTACAGTTGTATTTACACCAAATGCGGTAGTAAACCATGATGGAGCTTCTTGTTTTTGTTCGAATGATAACTCGTTATAAAATTCTATAGTTGCATCAACTACCGCATCTACTTGCGCTATAGCATCTGCTGAACATAAATTTTTAACAGTTATAGTGCACCCTTGTGTTTCACTAAAAACTATACTACCAATTCTAACCGTACAAATTGCTTCTGCTGATGCTCCAGCTTCTTGTATCAATCTATTTTCAACTCTGTTTGTTACGTTAGATACTATAGTATTAACACTAGCCGACGCTCCCATAATTTATTTCCATCATTTTATGTCTAATAACATTATTAATCTGCTGAATCGCTATTGTGATTATATAATCTGGTAGTCGACTTCGTGGGCGTGATACATACTTAACATAGAGTATTTGTGAAATAATATTATAATTCAGTATAAAATAATGCCAGATGTTCCGATTTATGTTCAAAGAGGTAAGAAAGTGTCGTTACATAATAAAATGGATGCATATTATAATAATAATTATAATGACAAAATACTAATATTAAATACTAAGGGTTTATATGATAATTTACAAAAATGTATTAATGATGATATGTATAATGAAGAATTACATGAGTTTATATTACCCAATATCACACATACACACATAAAATTATTTTTTGATATTGATTGTGAACTTACTAATATTGACATATCAAATCATGATATACTGATTAAGGAGTTTATTAAGGAATTAAACGGCCTTATTAAAACAGAAATTTTGTCTAATGACAGATTTAATATTACTTGTAATACTAACAATATAAAAAAAAAAATAGGTATATCGATATCTACAAATCCAAAAAAGATATCATTACATATATATTTTAATCATATATATATCAATTTAGATGCAATTTCAGCCGTTAAAAATATAATAAAAAATTATAAATATAACAATATTTTATTTAATCATATAGATTATACATTATTTAGAGAAGCTCCACAGCTCCGTTTAATATATAGTAAAAAAGATGATTCTACTTATTATCATATACCATTTAATAAACATATAAAAACACATACTGATATCCAGTATTATTTATTTTCATACATTGATTTTAATGAACCACATGTCAGTGTAAATATAATTAAAAATAATAATGATGAAATCAAACCCATAATATATCCTCACCAAATGTTTTTTAAGGGACATAAGTTTGTTAATTACTTAAAGAAGAAAACACCTCTATTCGGCATATATATTGATAATGAAACAAAAGAGGAGTTATATAATATAAACAACGTTTATACTGGTTTAATGATAGATATTAAATTTAAAACCGATAATTCTAAATGTTATTGTGGCAAATCAGCACATAAAAACGGCCATATATTAAAATTTTATGATAATTATGTAATAATGATGAAGTTGGGTAATGCATTGAAATGTAAAATTTTAGAGTTTGATTATCCTACCATAGACAGTGATCAAATTACTAATTTTATAATATTAGAAGATGTAATAAAGCAAATATCAGGTGGTAAATATATATATTGGGATGGTATAAAATGGAATATTGTAGAAAATAATAATATATTTGCAAGAATTTCAAAAAAAATTGGTAAATTATATTTTTTAAAAGAACATCAAGATTTTATAAATATAACATATATAAAAGAAGCTAAATTTAGAATTGAAGTAGAATTAGCACTTACAATTAATAATGTTAATACTGACCCCTATAAAATACAATTTCTTAACGGTATATATGATCTAATAACCAGAAAATTTATTCAGGGTGAAGAGGGTAAAAAATACGTAAATATAGGTTCATTAAATTGTAATTATGAAAATATAAACGATCAATTAAACCAAGAAGTATTGTTTTTACAAAATATTATAAACACAATTATTCCTCAAGATCATTCCAAGAGAGAATTGTTCGAACGAAATTATAGTAGTAGTATTTTAAGAACATATAAACCCATAATAACTATATTATGGGGTCCAACAAGATCGGGAAAGAGCACCTTAAAATTATTAATTACGAAATTATTAGGAAATAATTTTATACGATTACCAATAGATTTGTATACAAGAGAACATGATAGTTATAAACCTCATGCATCTGGAGGTAAAATAGGTACATATAAAACTTGTTCGTTTGCATCAGAGAAATCTAATAAAATACAATTGGATTGTGCAGCCATAAAACAAATTACAGAGGAAACAATACTTATGAGATGTCTTCAAAGTAATGATTCCGACCAACAAAATTATCTTACACAATTTATAGATATGAATCCAATTCCTAAATTTGATAATATTGACACGGCAATATTTGAAAGAATAGCGGTTGTGAATATTAATAATAGCTACTTCACTGATATTAATAGACATAGATTAACCCGCATTTTAGCGGCCACAAATAGGAAGATAGTTAATAGAAATAAAATATTTGAAAAAGAGTTACACAAAGGCAAATACAATTTGGCGTTGTTTTATATATTAGAAAATTGGATCCAGAAATATCATATGGACACAATTAATCTGGAGAATACTCCGGATTATTTTATAGAAAGTGAAACCAACTCTATTGTTAGTGTAGTACCATCAGAATATGTTGAAGAAGAAGATCTGCTACCCGAATCTAGCTGGAAGTATATACAGTTACCCACTAATACAACCGGCAACAACTACAAACTATTTTACATTGTTAATGCTGACAAAAATGAATATTCCCCCATAGTATATATTAAACATGTCAATCCGAATAGTAAATGTAAGATTATAGATAAGTTAAATAACGATCCTAAAAATTTAAATTAAAATATATTATATTATATTTTGATATTATGTCTTCGACGAATACGTCCAGGGCTTTATGGTTAACTCCGTACCTTTGTTCTAAGAAGTTTAGCATCATACTACTTCTAGTCTCTGCTGGTACTGCTTTCAGTATTGTGATGTAGTTTTCTAATTTGTAGTAAGGAACTTTTACGTTTGTACCTAACCACCTGATATCATTATGTGATGATGTGATAGTTATGGGATTTACCTTTTCAAGATGTGTAAAATGGCATTTTATAGCTGTTATAATGTTACTAATAGTATGTATAGAATTGTAACAATATGTTTTATACAAATATACATTTATATTGTCTACTATTTTTGTAGGAATTAAACTTTTATCTAATAGTTTGTTGTAGAAATTATAATTAAGCGGTATTTTTAAATTACATATTATTTTATTTTTATGTATAATTATTAAATATATACATGTATAAATATATTTTTGATGTATTGTATTTTTTACTCTATATGGTATATAATCACAATTAATAATAAATATTGTTTTTGGTTTATAATATAAATCCAAAAATTCTTTCATATTTATTTAATTTTAAATATAATAACAAATAATGACATGCGTATATTGTAATAACAACAACTTATACAAACAATTATTAAATTATAATATGGTTGATTTTTGTATTGTGGTAACTAAGTGGAAGTATGTATATAGAGATAGAGCCAAAATAAATATTTATGTGAATGAAGATAAATCACTATCAACCACATACAACACTAATAATATGGATTTAGATATAGCTATACTAATGGTACAGTGTGGGTGTAATAATATAATGAGAACCTGCATACCATTAAAATATAAATCAAGAAATTATATAAAAAAAAATAAAAGTATCCATTTTAAAAATTATAATTATTGTGGACCATACACTGCAATAATATACAATTTATTGAATAACATATCGCCAACATCGATGATAGATAAATGGTGTATGCTGCATGATATTCATTATTACATTATATATAAAAAAGTGCCTAAATATATCAATGATGCTGATACAATTCTATATAATAATATAAAAAAATGTTCTGCTTCTATTAATACTAATATTATACTCTTAATACTAGAAACAAAGAAATTATTGAAAATTTAAACTAATAAGCAGCAGTTAATATGGATAAGCCGACAAATACCGTGACTGATATAAGAGAATGTTATTTTGATAATACTATAGACATATCTGTATTACGTGAAGAAGTACACAACACTACACTCCATAAATACACATCAAGCCCTAAAAAGAGTTCATCATAATGTAGTTTAACATTTTTATGTTATACATGATGTACCAGATAGGTGTGATATAGTATATTAATATTGATATGTTTAAAAATCTAACGTGTATAATGTCATAAATCCATTAACAAAATTTTTTCTTCTTCTAAATTTAATATCTAGTACATTTTTATGTTTTTTATATTTTAATTTGATATTACAGATATCTTTACATATATATATCTCCCGTAGTATTTTAAACGGGTTCATATGATTTTTAAGATTACAATAAAATTCACAAGAATAATATCCAACGTTATCATTTAAATATATAACTATCATAAATTTAGAAGTTTTGCTTTTTTGTAATAGAGATGAAAAATCCAATATTTGCGATTCTATATTTGTTAAATCACATGTTTGTAATATAGACGGTTTATAACTTAATTCTTCTCCGTTATTATATATTTTTCCTTCTATGTTTATGATATTATTATATTTGGGTTTAATAATATCGGTTATAATTATATCCTCCTCACAGACAGTTAAATTTTTATCACGTGGTGTTATCATTTATTAAACTGAAAGTATAGTGTGTACTTACAAAAATGATAACCTATATGAAATATAATATAAAATCTATTTTTTCGATTAGGAATATATTCATAGATTATGTGTCAGCACCTATTGCTAGTGAAATAAATATTTCTATGATACCAAAAGAAAAAAATATATATGATATAGATAAGTATTTTATGATAAAAATTACAAAAGACACTCATATTTATTGTTGTTATAATATATACACGGATAAAATTACTATATTTAAAATTGATGTCGATATAAAAAATTATTGTATATTATTTGATCACTTAATATTATTTTGTGATGCATATATATTATTGATAAATATAGATGATAAAAAATTCCTCAAAATTAAATACGATTTAGAAAAATTGATACATGATGCAAGTGTATTATATTATATATTAAATACTGATGAATATCTAAGTAAATATGTAAAAATAACTAAAAATAATGATATATATGAGGAATTAATAAACAATGATCCGGATATAGTACATCGTAAGGATAATGTATTATATTGTTACAACTGTCATAATAATACGTCTATATATTCTATGACCAGTAATAAATTATCAATAATTCAGAATAACAATATTAAATATCTAGAATTACCTACTGATTATATTGTATCTATATATAATATATCATTGAATCATATACTAGTGTGTAGCGTGTTTGGTATGAAATATATTTATTATATAATAGAATTAAATGATTTTCAAAATGCCCATTATTTTGAATTTAATACGATAGGAAATATAATCGAATATCTGAATACAGAATTCTATAATACTATTCGAAATTCTATTGTTTCTATATAATATTATTTAATGCTAAATATATTAATTTATCATTTTTTATTATTATTATTGGGTTATCATCCACTCTTTTTATTTTAGCTACCACCATCTTATCTACATATATCAAATCAGTTGTATTATCCATATATCCGTTATATATAGATGTGCAGTTAGAATCAAACGTATAATATATAGGAGTTAACTGTTTGGTTCCTATTGTGTTATGTATAGAAGCATATTGCATATTGTATTCTTTTATATTATTGAATATATAATCATTATTTTGAGGTTGTTCAAATTTATATTTTTCATATATTACCTCAAAAGAACTGGCTTTAAATAACATATTTAGTAAATATACTATTTTATTTTTATACTTCAATATATCCAATAAATCTATATCTACAGATTTGTTATTAATGGTTTTTGCTATTAATATATGGACATATACATGTTGTCTATTTAAGGGCAAATCTCTGTGAGAATTTAATCTTATAGATCTACCTATGATCTGTTTAATAACAGAATCTGACCAAGGAATATCTATAATTATAATATCATTAACGTTACTAAATGATAATCCTTCACTACCGGCATTAGAAAATACACATACTTTGATGTTATCTCCATTGATATTATTGATATTATTATATGCTATTAAATTGTCATCCCGAATCAGCTGGCTTATATTACTAGAATATTCTACAAATGATATATTAAAACATTTAAAATATTCTTTTAATGCCATTATGCCTTCAAAATTAACATACGGCTCATATACTAATACCTTTCCCATGGAATTTAATATTATTTTACATGCTTCTATGTACTTACATGAGTAATTGTATAAAATATTATAATTCAAAACATCTTTTATTTTATTGTCGGAAGTTACTGCGTAATTTTTAATATCATCATTTTTGAAATGTTCGATAAACTCATCAGAAAAATGTATATTATCTGTAACATTCTTAAATTCTATTAATAATTTTTTAATATTTTTTTTATAATCGTCTGGTGATAATGAATTTTTTTTCCTAATAAAATTATACGCAAATGAGGACACCATTCGTTTGAATGATCTTAATGCGCTTAATTTACTATTGGAATCTATTTTATCTGCTTCGTCATATAATTTGCTTTGATCATCTGACATTATTAATGTATGATATAAAACAGATTTACTAGCAAACCCTTCCCTTTTACCGGTATCTGTTAAACTATCGGATTCGTTTAACATTTGATAAGAACATATACAATACATCGCTCTATATAATTCATTTATATTTGTTATAGAGTTATTCACTATAATTTTAAAATTGGATTTAATAACATTTGGTCTTAACAAATCCATGATTTTAAAATATTCTAATTCGCTATTAATAATTGGTGTGGCGGTCATACATAATAATTTATTATTTTTACTATTTCCAATTTTCCTAATAGAATTATATAAACGTGCAAAATATCGCTCTGCTACGTTGTCTTTGGATATGCTTCTGGTAATTACATGATGAGCTTCGTCTATAATTATAAATATTCTATATGTTTTCATATCAATATTATGAATATAATTATTAAATAATTCTCGTGCTGTAGGTGAATCGTAATATATCGGTATTATATTATCGCGATATTTTCCATCTATATATTTTTCTATGGTTTCAAGCCATGGACTGATATGTAGAGATTTTTTTATAAATAAAAATATTTTCCATTTTGGAAATACATAATGTAAATTTTTAATAATATATATTGCAGTTAGTGTTTTACCATATCCGGTATCCCATAATAGCAATAAACTATTTAAATTCTTTGTAAACAGGTATATTAATGATATGAAATATTGATAATCCTTTAGTGTGATAGTGTTATTATATATATCTAACATGTAGTTATCTAGTTTATATTCCGATTTAATATAATTTATATGTGCTGCTATCAATCTTTCCATTTAATTTTCTATATAAATTACGTATAATTAATATGTTTTATCTAAAATGTAATTTATATAATTATGCGAATAAATGCGCAGGTGTGTTCCTAATAGAATGAGGGCAATGAATGGTGGAAGAGCTATGAGTCCCAGTGTTAACAATCCAAATATAGCTTTGACCAATAGTAGTAGAGCATCTAAAAGAACACATACATGTTCCCAACACTTTAATAAACCGATGGGTATTAATAGAGACAGCCACAGAAGTATTAATAGAAATATTAAAACACAGACATTTAATGATCCCCTAGATATAGTTGCATATGCTGAGTGGAACGTCACCGGTCAGTCAGATTATTATAGATCTGGTACTATTACATTAACAAATTTAAGCGAATTACCAATTAATGATCCGGAAATTAGTTTTGTAGTCGATCAAGGTAGTTTCCAAAATAACTATGGGTTTTTGACACTATCACAAACAGGAAATTTATATAGTGGTCATTTAGTACCAGAGAAGCGTGTAATACAACCCGGACAATCACAAACTATTAACTTCGGAATCAACTATCCATACGGTGCATCCATAAACGACGTAGATCTTCCCCATAATTTCAGTATTAATGGTAATTTAGTTGTTATTGATGATGATGAACCACCAACAACCCCAGACCGATTAAAACTCATATATGCCGGACCAACTGTAGCATCAATGAAGTGGATAGCATCTTTTGATGCATCATCCGGTGTTAAATTATACCGTGTTTATGTAAGTGATGGAAAGATCACTAGGGAAATTGTAGTAAAGGCCAATGGGGCAATGATAGAAGATCTAGTTCCTAATACATCTTATTCTGTAACAGTGGTTGCAGAGGACTTTGCTGGTAATTTATCAGAAAGATCCCAACCTCTTACATTCACAACCGGGAATGTAGTTACTAATCCTGGAAATAATTCCATAATGCCAAGATCAATGTTTGTAGATGCAACCAGTTGGCCAATACCTACTCTTGGAACCGATTACCCATCAGTGACTGGAATAGCTAATTATTATTTGGGATTTATTGTAGCAGGTCCAGGAGGAGTTACTGCTAATTGGGCCGGTATGCCAGAAGTTTACGATGGTAAATCAGGAATAACGTATGATGGTGATGCAACTGTATCTGATTTTATGAAAATTGAAATAAATGAATTGCGAAATATGGGAGGTGATGTATCCATTTCATTTGGTGGTGCTAATGGCCAACTTATTGAACAAACCATGTTTGATGTTTCTAATATTATTGATATTTATCTTAAAATACAAAGAAATTATAATGTTACGAAATTCGATTTTGATATTGAAGGCGCTGCAATTACCGATGCAGATGCGATACAAAGACATATCATTGCAATGTTAGCTGTTAAAGATGCTCTTCCCGATTTATCTATTTCATATACTTTACCTGTCGATGGGTCTCCTGGCTCTTTGGTTGGTTTTAACCAATCTGGAGAAATGCTGTTACAATCATTACATAGAGCTGGTCTTTATCCAGATTTAGTTAATGGTATGGCTATGGAATTTAGTAAACCTCCAAATGGTAATTTATACGAGGCTTGTGTACAATCTATTAATGGTATGTATTCGTTTATGTTACAGACATTTGGGGATGTGTGGACTGGCCCAGAAGTACTTGCACACATAGGAGTCTGTCCTATGTTTGGAACTAATAATAATGGAGATGTGTTTACATTGGATAATATGGGTAGATTGGTTGATTACGCTACCTCAGCTGGTATTGGTGCCATTACTGGATGGGATGCAGTAAGAGATTTTATTGGAAAGGAAAAAACCAAAGTAGATCAAAATCCAGGTGATTATGGGAGACTTATCGCTACATTTAACCCCCATTCAGCATCTAGACAATTCCGTATATCTCCAAATAGAGCAGCAATTGCCGGATCTCGTAAAGTACTGTCATGTTAGACTATACAAAAATGATTTGTATAATCATAAATGGGAAATACCGTTGAACCTTTAAAATATAATTTTTATGAATTTAAGATATATGATGATATATATAACTGTGTATTTTATCTATCAAAGGGATTTAGAAAAGATATGGAAGATATGATTGCATTTTACAATAGTAATATGTATCATAATACTGTTGGTATTGGTGTATTTGATGGTCATGGTGGAGCTGTAGTGTCTAAATTATTATCTCAAAATTTTTTATCGTTTATAATAAAAAGATTAAAAAAAAAAATTAGTATCGATACTATCGCTGAATCATTTATAGTTTATGATAACTTATTACGTGATGAATTGAAACGATCGGGGTTGTATCAAGGTTCTACAGCAGTAATAAATATAATATCTAATAACAAACTTTATATAGCGCATCTAGGGGATTCTAGATGTTTAGTTTGCTCTAAAAACAATATATTATACGAATCTATCGACCATAAACCCGATAATAGCGAAGAATATAAAAGAATTATTAGTCATAAAGCATCGGTATATAACAATAGAATTAATGGAAATTTAAATTTATCAAGGGCATTTGGTGATTATTTTTATAAACAATTAAATAAATATATAGTATCTAATATACCATATGTAAAAACTATTCCTTTAAATAAGGTATATTTTATTTTATTATTTACTGATGGAATAAGTGATGTTATAGATAATTATGAACTTTACACTTATGTTAGATATAGATTAGAATTAGGGGATAGCATACAACATATTACCAGAAATATAATACACGCATGTATCTATAGAAAAAGTTCTGATAATATGACTATATGTATAGTTGCTAAAGAGGGTGGTTTTATTGTTAATGAAGGATATAAATCGGACGATATAGCTGAGAATTATCGTATTGTGAATGAAATAAAGGAATTAATAAAACACAAGAAATATAGCATAAACAGTATAATTAATGAATTAAAACAAACTAGTACATATAAGTTTGGTTTGGAATATAAATACTGGTTAATAGAAAAACTATTAGGTAGTATCATCTAAACATATTTCCCCATCACACAATATCCTATCCTGTGGTATATGATAACTTGCGTATATATTTGTGATACGGATATTTATCGAATCATCTCTCCTTATATATTTTTTTGTATCCAATATATATATGTAACCTTCATCTTCATTGATTTGCATACCATAATTTAATATTATATTACATGATATATAATTAGAATATGCTCGGACTACTGTTTTATCATTATCTTTATCTATAATTAATTTGGCTTCGTGTATATCACCATTATTTGTATAAAATAACGTTGTGTGCAATATAATATTGTACTTATATTTATCTATGTCATATAATGGGAGTTCTTTATCTAAAGGTGATAAATCCACCTTTAATATGTACATGGTACCTACAGTCTTATTTAAATAATTATCCGATATATATTGTTTAATATAATTTCTTATGTTAGGTCCAATTTTGGTTAGTATAGGTACACTATATTCATAAGGTATTTCTACAGTATTCATTAAAAAAAAATATTATATTTCAAAAGTCATGATTATTTGTTACACCTCTCTTGATATATTCTATTAACTTTATGAGAGTATCAGCCACATCAGCATCCAAGTCATCATCTCTATCCATTTATAGAATTAAAGTTAAAATTTCAAAACCACTCAATAGTTTATATAACAACACAATAGAAATATTATCACAGGCTACAGTATAACACAAATTCAAAATCACACACCCGTATCAGCTAGGTTGTTGGCTATTTCCATATATATGGGTTCTTCTCTAAATGTTTTTGTACCTAGTCTTTGTGTTGTAATATTTCTATTGTATTTCATTTTATTCCTACAACATTTGAACAGTATAAACAATATCAATATTAGTATTACTAATATGATCACGATGATTATTATTCCAACATAATTAATCCCACCTGAATTATTGTTTGTGGTAGATGTAGTTTTGGTCACATAATTATTGACATCAGTATCGTAGTGCTCTTCAAAAGGAATAAACACATCCTTCTCATTAGTCCCTATATTTCTAATTATTTCAAATTCCTCCGGTGTGTTAGTATCATCCAATCGCAAATGCTGAATATTATCTATTTTGGTAATAGAACCGTTTTTTGGATCATATAGATAGTTTTCACCGTTTACGAGTATTTCATCCATCTTTTTACAATTACCATTTATAGGGCTCATGGTGTATATTTTATCGGTATTTGCAGAGTAGTATCCAGACTTCATAATTCCGTCTTGTTCGTACGTAACTGGTATGAATAAATAACAGACATTGGTTGTTTCATTATATTTCGGACCAAAACTTGTAATATTCACTTTTGCACAATATTGTACAATAAGAGCAGATCCTACTATCCTAGCATCAAACTCCATATTTTTAATCCAATTTTTTGCACATTCATTTGGATTACTTACACAGCTTGCTAATGCTATTCTATTTAAGAAATTCGTATTCAGACAAATTTTGTACAACATGCTTTTGGTCAATGCATCATTATCAACCAGATACTGGATGCGATTGTCAAGAATATCAATGGAATATGGTTCCACTGTAGTATCAACATCATTATTGGGTAACACTTTTATTCTGGCAATTCCCGAAGAAACAGTGTAAAAACCATCGGCATCTTTGGCAGTACCTTGTTTTATTACATATGATGTGAATATATCCGGAATTATGATGTGTGTATCATTATTTTGGTCAATTATTATATTTGCCCTAGATATTATGGAATTTGAAGGATCAAAGCGTTTTTCAGCATCTTCATGAATAGTCCATATCAATGTCGATTTTGTACCACTGTCAGTGGTGCATATACCCTTGAAATAGTCGCAACGACTAGCATCTGTCATTTGGTTTATGATAGCTTTATCATTTGGTCTATAGCCCATTTCACCTCTTGTTACTGTAACATATGTGTATTCTGTAACTTTTTCTTTCACTAGGTTACTGACACAGGTTGATATATATTCGTTGGAAAACTGATGTTCAGATGTAGGATCTAGATGTATATCTCCATATGTCAAAGTTCTATTAACCTCAAAGGCCGTGGTTTTATCCAATATAATACCTTCTTCACTTCTTGTACCATCACCATCACCAAATAAAGACGATTGTGTAGTACATTTCAAATTCACAACCTGTATTAGAGCAGATGGTGTACGCAACCACTTTTCATTAATTCTCTGGAATTCGACAGTCACGTTTGGAGTACCCATTCCCAGGTCACAGTTAATATCTTCAGGTAGCCAAAACCGCTGAACAGGCGCATCTATAGGACATATTTTAGCAGCACTCGCTGATGTTACCATCAGACACACAATTAGGATAAATTTACCCATTGTAGTAGCTTCAGTATTGTATATATAATTATAATTCAAAAATAGTATCCATATAATCATATAAAAATTTACTATAATTATCCAAATTAGAAAGTGTAAATACTGTTCTTCTTATCAGAATGAAAAATGAAAATATAATAATAATATTAACTATTGTCTATTACACAATCAGTAGAGGTTTAGTATTATACTAACTAATAAGTATGGATAGTCATCAAGCCGATGTTACCAAACTACCTGTTATAACTGAAGTGGACAAGTCTATTGGTCCCGATGTACCGAAGAGAGTTGATAGTAGTATGGATCAGTCTCTACCTGTTAGAACTGAAGCGGACGGATCTACTGATCCTGACGTACCAAAGAAAATTGTTGCTAGTGACATGGATCAATCTCTACCTGTTACAACTGAAGTGGGTGGATCTACTGACTCCATTATACCAAAGAATCTTGTTGTCAGTGGTATAGATCAATCTGTGTATGATATATTGATAGACACACTTATTAATAATAAGTTAGAAGTGTTCAAAAGATATTTGACAAATAAATGCCTTACTGAATATGTGTATGGGGCTCCATATTATGCTTCATTGGTGACAATTGCATGTAACCAAGAACATGGCAATGAATTTCTCAAACATATGCTGAAGTATACCCAGCCAAAAATGAACAAGCACAAACCTGAATTACTACACATTGCTTGTGACAACGGATATGTTGATGTGGTTCAAACACTAGTAGATAACAAAGTGCAGGTGAATCGTACCAATGATTTGGGTGAGACCGCATTGATGCGCACCATTTTGTCCAAGCAAGACAAGGACAAAATATATGCCATAGTGAAAATACTATTGGATAATAATGCCAGTGTGGACATACCAACATGTGAGAATCTCACACCCATATATTATGCTATCCAATGGCAGGACACTGCTTTAATGGAATTGATTTTCAAGGCACGGCCTCATTTGAACATGTGCGTACCATATTACAGCAATACTGCTATGAAGTTATTGGAAGAATCCGAAATATATCAGATCATGTACAAAAATAGGTTCCTTAAGACGTAAGCGGTACATGATATTTTACAAGTAGTATATAGTAGTGGTTTATTACATGGTGAGTGGATATAGTTTTCGGTACTGGTGTTGGTTTTTTTTATATAGTCTATAGATGAAAATAGTGATTTCCATACAAATATCGGTGTATCTGAAATTATAATAATACACTCAGACGTTATCATTGATTGGCGTGTAAATGGATGACTCACGGGTTTTTGATTCCTTGGTAGCCAGGTTTAAAGAAGAAGTCACGGATCAGGATTATGATGTGTTATCCGAGTTACCATATGATAAATTAAGAGATCCAAAATATATTAAGCTGTATTTTGAATATTTACTCCGGCACGGTAAAGATCCTAGTCGACAATCATTTGATGCATTCAAACTATCTCTAAAATATAAATGGCGTGTAACGTATGTTTAAACGCCAAATATATCTTGTTTGTATTATATAGGTTGTATAGTTTATATACCATATCTTCTGGAAAGGATATTTGGTTTTCTAAATATTTGTTGTGTGATTATTCTTATGTAAATATTTCACATAAAAATCAATATTCTAAAATATATCTGAAACGAATGCTCAAAAGTTACTCTTTAAGCAGAATAATAGATTCATGTAATAAGAACAAATTTATATTAGTTGATACTACAACAAGATCTTATTTTCACCATACTCAAGATTATATTAGTGTAAATTCATTGATATATGTTAAACAAAACATATTAGATGTAATATTTGATGTATATAATTGTCATGAACACACATATAATAGAAAATATATATATAAATTATTATATTCTCTTGAGAGATCGTTATTGAATGATTGTGATTTAAGACAATCTTTCAAACAGATAAGGTATTATTATATGTACCTATATTATATAATCTAAATATTTGAAAAATAATGGTTTTTGTGTAAGTAGTATGGATGTTGTAAAATATGAATTGGATGCAATAATTCCTACGAGGGCTACAGTGCGTAGTGCGGGATTGGATTTATATAGTCCGTGTGAATATACAGTAACAAGCAATACTAGAAAAATTGTCAATATAGGTATAGGAATTAAATTACCCACAGGTACGTACGGGCAAATACTATCAAGATCGAGTCTTGCTTTAAATGGTATTTATGTAGTTGGGGGTGTTATAGATGAAGATTATAGAGGACCTATTAAAGTAATATTACACAATGATACGGACAAGGATTATGTAGTCAATAAAGGAGATAGGATAGCTCAGTTATTGTGTATTCCTATAATTTATCCAAATATCGTATATCCTGAATCCTTACCCTCAACTGAGCGGGGGAAACAGGGAATCGGATCATCAGGGCGTTAATAGTATAACGTAACGTATTATTAATCTATCCAAGATATGTTTGGTCGGGTTAATGAATCCTATTGTGTTGTATGTAGGTTCTGTGTAAATTATGTGGTAATCAGAGTAGTTTTAAATTGTAAGACTATATTTTAATTAAAGTTGATAATAAATTTTGAATTTTTATATTAATGACAATTATATATCAGTTACAATGGAATATTCTAAGGGATGTATTCAGATGATTATAGGGCCGATGTTTTCTGGAAAGACCACTGAACTAATAAGAAGGTTAAAACGTTATAAGGTAGCAAACTACCGATGTCTTATCGTGAAACATGTAAATGATGATCGATATGATAAAAGTGATGTTGTTAGTCATGATCATCAGTCTATACCAGCTGTTTCTGCGAACCGTATTAGTGAATTCAAACAACTCGCTCTGGAATTTGATGTTGTTGGTATAGATGAAGGTCAATTTTTCCCCGATATAGTGGAGTGTTGTGAGATATTGGCCAATTTAGGAAAAATTATAATTGTTGCAGCACTCGATGCTACATTTCAGAGAGTAGGATTTGGCGATATACTTAATCTTATACCACTAGCTGAAAGTGTATCGAAACTCAACGCGGTGTGTATGGTATGCTTTGGAAGGGCTTCTTTTACAAAGAGAACATGTAGTGATATGAAATTGGAAGTTATAGGAGGCTCGGATAAATATATGGCTGTTTGTAGAATGTGTTATTTTATACCCCAATTCAAACAGTCAAATCTGCCAATTTGTTAGTTTATGATAAAATACCCAATCATATAACGAATTCAAATTAATTTTTATCTGAACTATCGATTGGATCCTTAGTAAACGTCAATTTCAGACTGGGCATTTTTTTTGTATTACCATATTAATAATTATGTAGATTTACAATTATTGTTTACGAGATATGATTATAATGGTGTATGTGTGTATATTGTTTCTCATTCAAGTTTTGTGTTGTATATTGATACGTGACAAGACTGAAGATAAAACCAGCCAGTAACAGATACATATTTCGAAAATTCTTAATCATGATATAGATTTACATGCTCATTTGGAATCATGAAAAAATAACTGAAAACAACATGAGGGCTGTCTGAACTATTCTGTAAATTATGGATGATCATAATTTGAGATATATTGAAAACATTTTTGATTACTGCAAACTGAATATGCCCCCACCAATTATATGTGAAAACCATGATGGGAAGTTTACTATAAAAGTACCTGATCCGGAACTATGTGAAATAATTAAGGGTCCATGGACTACAGTTAACACCTCGGATATTGTAAATAGGGTGATTTATATTATTTCTTGTGAAAGATGGTATATGTATAATGTATTTTGTACACTTACAGGACATATAATCGATAATTTGAATCGTTGCAAAGAAATCAAATTTGATTCTCATATATTATACTCCACCGGGAAAGTTATCAAATTATCCAGTCAAATTGCTATACAATATTATAGAAAAGAGATATATAATTTTAATAATACAGTGAAGCAAATATTGAATTCCAATGTTGTAGGGAACGATCTATATCTTCTAGTCATTAGAACGATACAACGTCGTATAGTTCCTGTATTCCGAGAAAAACTATATAATTTGCTGGTACATTCTCATAATATATCTGGCTACTCATTTGGTATTGCAAGTAGTGTCTTTGTTACTTTTATACAAAAAGCATTACGCTACACCATCCCGAAGACAAACATTTCTGTTTTTGAATTTCTGTTCATGGATCTGAATCTGACTCATCTTCCAATTTTGAATCAAGAAGAATTGATGGTTGAAGAGTTCAAAGAACTCGAACAGCTGATAAGAGGTAGATGTAAGAAGTTGAAGGAGATATATGACACACATCTTATATTCAATGAGAAACGTTCCAATTTTCCAGAAGATTGTACTAATCATATATTGAAATATTGTCAGGAAACTATGTGTTCCAGCCAACATGATGTTACAGATTGTTTTGAATTTTTATGATATTCAAAATAAAATGAATATATTATAAATTATGAATCATTTGATGTAGGAGCGGTTATATCAACACAACTAAGGTATGCAGGGAAAGAGGAAAACGATTACACGAATGGTCTAAAAGAAATAAACGATTAATTATTGATTTTACTAATTATATGAGTGACTTTAAACCACCCAGATTTATGTGAAAATCGCTTTTATAGTAAAAAAATGGCTAATATTTGGAACGTGTTCCCATCCAGATGTTATTGTTTATACATCGTTATGGATAACCAATAAATTTGCTTCCAAATATAGATAGATGATAGTTAGAATATTGAATTTGAGTTGAACATAAAATCAACTTATATTGAGTAAATAATACTTGATTGTATGGGATTTGTTACAACCAATAGATCTGGATTTGTCTTACCTTTTAATTTATGAATAACGTTCAACTTTGAGGATTATGCCAATCATATATTGAATGTAATACCACGAACATATTCAAAAAAAAAACTATTTTGTGAAAATATAGTTGTTTATTGAATCACGAGTGGGGATAACATGGAGATATTTAGTAGTGTATATGAGTATCATAAACAAAATCAACCCATCCCAGTCACAATACAAACTGGACTACATGTAGAAGGTACTACCTGTGAACCGGGTAAAGTAATCGGATATATTGTTGATAAGGGAAAATATATATTATATAACACCTACTCTACTTGTACAAAACTCATATCTGACAGACTAGATATGTACAAAGAACCTACGTTTGTCGCCAATCTGGATCCTCACAAAATGGCTTCACATGCTAGGATAATTAAACAGTCTAGTAAAATCGCTATACAATGCTACCGTGATATGGTACTCAAATTAGACGAAGAAAACCAAAAAATATTAATATCAATCCCTCGTGACGAGGAGGTAGATAAAGTTTATCACTTGGGAGTAGGTTACTTGCTAACAGTAGTTCCTGAGGTATTAAGAGAACTACGTAAGTCATTATTTCACAGATACACTACATCTGATGGATTCACATTTGGTATTATAAATGGTGTTGATGTTCATCTTGGGGACTGCAAATGTTGTTTTGCATGTGAATTAGTAAATTATCTAATACCGAATACATCCATCACTCTTTTTGAGTTTCTGTTCATGGATATGAATCTGACTCACCTTTCGATTTTGAACTATGAGGAACTGATGGTTGAAAAGTTCAAGAATATTGAACTCATCATAAGAGATAGATGTAAGACATTAAATAAGATATATGACACACATCTTATATTCAATGAGAAACGTTCCAACTTTCCAGAGGATTGTACGAATCATATATTGAAGTTCTGCCCTCCAAAAGTCCCGTAATCAAAACATGTGAAAATATATAATGACTTGCAGTATAATAGGAGCTATTAATAGTGTTTTTGAATGCCACAAACAAAATTTGCCATCACCGATTATAACTCGATATGAACACAATAAGATATATGTTATACCATGAGTATATTAAGTATGCAGATGTATTATTCGTCAGATTAGATATGCACAGAAAAATATCGACAAACTGGATCATTGAATATTGTTAGAATAGTAAAAACTATGCAGTAAAATTATGTTACGATATTGCTATGATGTGGTACACGAAATTAATAAGAAAGAGCAAGAAGTATTATCAATGTATTCTAATGGGAAAGTAGCTAGAGGTATGGCAACTATATATCGTTATGGGAGCTGTTATGTGATTTTAGTGAATTATTATATCATAGACATGATTATACTTCAAATTTTTTCGGTATTATGACTGGTGTTAGTATCGAATTATGTAGGGATAGTACTTATATTGTACATAAGTTAGTAAGCTATATCATACCAAATATTAGTATTTTTGAGTTTCTGTTTGTGGATCTGAATCTAACTCACTTTCCAATTTTGAATCGTGAGGAATTGATGGTTAAAAAGTTCAGGGAACTTGAAGAGGAAGGTGTAAGGAGTTGAAGAAGATATATGTCATACATCTTATATTCAACGAGAAATGTTCTAATTTTCCAGAAGAATGTACTAATCATATATTGGAATATTGTGTACACGATTATCGATGTACGTGTAAAATATCTTTTTTTTAAGATTAACATATAGTAAATAATCCATTCGGATTGTATATGTATTATAATTCTCTTAATGGAATAAAAATAAAATAGTTTGATGCGTGCTCGGATAAATTTTTGTCAAATCCACCTGGATATATACAGGTACCTATAATATTATCATTTTTTTTTATTATATGGAATTGCATTATTTTAAATATTTTTTTATCTTTTATTGGTTCAAAATCTGTAATACTTATTGATAATTTTTTTAATAATGAAAAATGTTTTAACTCTAATATATATTTTTTACAACATTTAAAATTATTCTCTAATAAGCTGCACTTAAATATTGTAGTATCCATTGTATCATTTCTAAGAGCAGTAAATGATACCGAATTTTGTAAAAATTCTAATATTATATTGTCAGCTTTAGAAATTATTAATTTTTTAATAATATTGGAAATTATTTGGAATTCGCATCTAAATATATATGCAACATCGTTATATTCTTCCAAATTAATCCTAAAATTATAATTCATGTCGGTTCTATATTTATAATAATCTTTTGAGTTATATTTAATAGAATAATCTCCCTGATCCGTTTGTTTTATAGCTTTCATTTTGGAATCGTCTTCCGTAAAATCCATATCTTCACACACAATCACAGGAACAAATTTGGACGATATATTATATTTATGTAATTTTGAAATAGATTCTCTTGTATGTATAGTATTTTTATCATAAAAATTTATTTTATTGGATATTACTTGCTCTTCTAATAATAGTTTATCTTCATTGAAAATGAATTTTATAACATCAGCTATGGAATTATCTATAGTAGTATTATAAATATCATAGTCTATATTATATGCTGTTGGTTCTATTATATTGGTTTCTTTAAAGGGTATAACACATGATATTTTGACATCTGAAGTTACGACTATTTCACATATATTTCCATCACACCACATAGTACCTGCTCTATGGAATATTGTTAAAATTTTAAATATGCCCTTTAGTATTTTACAATTAAATATAATATAATTCTGTTCCATTTAATGTTATATGGTTTTATCAATGGAGGCACTAACAACAGGAGTATTTAAATTTATTGTTAAATTTGATGGTGATTCTTTACAATATTGTTGTTTGTTTTCTTTTTGAATATGTCTTATGGTATCCAAGCATTGTATAACTGTAAATAATGCTATATCCCCATTAAGTAATCCCAGACTATTATTATCACCACCCAGTTTGTCTTGTATAGTAGTTATATCGTTTGATTTATACCATGTATCTCTCAATTTATCGGCCAACTCTGCAGGGTTTTGATTAGTAAAAAATCCCATAATGGTATTTCCAAGAGTAGTGCCCATTAATTCATTAAATATTCTGGTACTAATGTATGTATTATTAGAACTATCTTTAATTAATAAATTATATTCTTCTGGAATTGTTATTTTATTTTGTATTAATTGGTCTTGTATGACTGGATTCTGTAAATACTGTATAAAGCTATTTATAGTATCTTGGTCGCAATTACCATAATCTTCACATTCTTTTAATTTGGTTATAGTTTCTTCTATTTTTTCTTTAGTATAATAATATCCACCAGAGTGAAATAAATCATTTTTAGATAATATATTATTAAGAATTGTGCGGTTCATTATATCATCAGACGTTACAACCGTCCAATCTTTCTTTTTTTTAAGTTCTGATAATGTATACGTGATGTTAGGATCTATTATTTTGTAATAATCCATATATGTACAAATTAATATAGGACTTATTATATAAGTTAAATAATTTAATAAAACTTCTTTGAATATTACAGCATCTTTTAACTCTTCTAAAGATTTGATCTGTTTTATATTTTGGATACTTTTGTGTGTAATTTTACATGTATATTTGATATTACATATCAATGATACTATAAATTTAATTATAATTAATGATGTTATATCCTTTAATTTTTGTTGATTATAATCGACAAATTTACAATTCAATGTATAGAACATTATCCATAAGATCATAATTATATCTTGTTTATATTTATCCGGCAAATCTATATGTTTTAGTAACCACTGTAATTTATCATAAATTATAGCATAATCTCTATGATTAAAATTTGTTAATTCTTGATAATTGATTTTTCGTAAAATACTTTCGATTTCTTTTAATATTTTACAGTAGTTTGTATCATCATAAAATTTAATTGTCAATAATTTTGATTTCATTTTATATATTTCCTTGTTTAACATTTCATTGTCTATGGCTGGAAATAAATATGGATATATACTATAAAATTCATCTATCATGGTTTCATATATTCTATCCATTTATAGGTGGATATTTAGATAAAGGCACATTATTATAGTTTAATGTGGTTTCGGTATGTTCTAATATATTGTTTTGATCATTTGGATCCAATTGTAATGTCCGTCTGATGGAATTATTAGGAGGTGGACATTGTTCTATAGTTGTTATTCTACTAAACAATCGAGTATTATCACCACTTGCAAATAAAAATATCATGGAATAAATAACCCATACAGTTAGAGGCAATAATAAAAAGAATGCTGTCCATGAAAATTTAATAGAATAAAAAGTAAAACATAGTGTCAAAAGAAATATTAATATATATATAATGGCCGGTATAAGTAAATTTTGAGTTTGATACATTAATGGTACAGATAAATATATTAAAAAAAATATAACTGGCAAAAGCCACAATATAATACTATCTACAGTGGAATTTGTTCTATCAAACCAATTTGACCCTACTGATGTTGTTCTTTCGAATTTTTTTCTAATAAAGCCTGATTTACGTTCTATAGAATTTAATATTATAACTAGAGCCAAACCAGCACAAAGATATATATATGCAGATAAGTACATACCATATGCTCTATTTGTTAAATCTGGTAAATTAAATTTTATATTATTATACCACTCTCTGCTCTCAGATGTAGAATAAATATTACTTGATATCAATCCCAATAACGGCAGCACCAATATTATTAAGTAATACAAATTATCTATAACAAATCCTGTTTCCATTTATATCACACATATACAACATGTACAAAATATAATACATAGTTTATAACTGGTATAGTATTAAATGTTATATAATCCAAAATCAATGTCTGGGTACTGGAATATATATTTTCTCTTGTCCTATCGCATCATCAGTTACTTTCGTGATCATATGTTTTATTGTTTTTCTAATTCCTATTATATTATACCTGTGATTGATAAACTCCAGCAATACAATGGACACAAACACTATCATTGCAAATGTACACATAAGTATGAGCCAAAGCTGTGCGTGTAATTCCCCCTTTACCAACTCATCAGAATCAATGCTTAGATATCTGCCTATAAGGATCATATCCAGTGCCAATGTACTCATATATACACACAGTATTCCACAATATGCGGTTCTCCTAAACAAGGTCCAGTTGTAGTACTTTGGTTTGGCTCCTCTTGTAATAATATTCACAACTATTCTCCTCACGACGAACCAACCATAAAATAATATCTGGATAGATCCAGATACTAAATTTATCGTCGTAAACGGTCCATCATCCATCCAAAACCCAGTAAGTGCCACTCTAAATACTAATACCAAAGTGATTACCAACATAACTACTACAGATATCCACACTTTTTTCCCCAAAGACTCTTGGATCATGCGGTTGCTACTAATTTCCTGTATTGGTATTGTTGTTTCTTCGAAAACCACTCTTCTTGAATGTAACAAATCATCTACACGTCTCATCTTACCGTTTGGAGGTTCTTCGATCTTATCTTCCATATCATTCTCTTCCATCTGTTCATGTCTCCGTGATGTTTTAACTTCCATTTGTGTTTGTGTATTATTTCTCTCAATAACACTATCCCGTCTGACTACTTGATGGGTTTCCGGTTGTATATATCCAGCCATTTGGTCTTTCCACGAAATTGACCGAACAGCATTCATGTTATTTCTCCTCGTACTTGTTGGTGTTGCCTTGATCAGTCTTCTTATAGGATCCTGGTCCCTGTGATCTGGATCTCTGTTTATTAATTTTGTATGATGTACTTGTGAATCAGCACTGGCTGCTGATATATCTATAACGCTCATAGTATCGTCCCAGTAGCTCGAATTACCTGCCATTGTTGTAACACCCAGTCGGACAGTCTATACTACTACTTCATATTTCAAATATCGAAAAAAATAGTAGTGACTTAAATGAATATTAATGTGGAAAAGCATTATAATGATCTTATAAATATTGTAAGTAAAGCGTTAAACATACATGATATAAAATATACATTCGATTTAGATATTGGGTTGTTATCATCTAAAATATTAAAAACTTTCCATACTGAACCAACTAATAAAGATATTATCGAATCATTAAATAAATTTCCGTTAAGTATATTATCAACGTTTAACAATAGTAAAGCAACGCTAAAATCTGTATATAACACATCTAATCATAAAGACAAATTAATAAATACTTTCAGTTATATTATAAATTATATTCTTATAAAAAATAAAATAGATACTTTGCTGTTAAAAATGAATATATTAAGTAATAATCATGACAATATGTCATTGCATATTCAAGAATTACTAACCGATTTTAAAAAATATAAAAATCCAGAACATGTAGCATCTATGATAGATTTTATGTTTACTAATAATAATTTTAAAAATATTATTAATATCCTGGATCTATCACCTTTTTACGCGTTATTGTGTGAGAATGATATCAATACTATAAAGGAGGAAATTTTGTCATGTAATATTGATGATGTTATTATATCATTATTTGATTCTATTATGGAGATATCTATTGAGGATTATAATATTATAAATAATAATACAAGTTTCAAATTACAAATATTGCATAAATATTTGTATGATGTAATGGACACATCATTATACTTGAAAAAAATATTTGATATCATATATAATGGTAGTAATCGTATACGTTTTAAATGTTCATGTATAGGAACAAAACATATTAATAAACAACATACTAAATATATATATACAAAAACACAATTAATATCCCATTTGTTACATATTATCTGTATTATAATAAATAAAGCAGATATTAGTAAAAATAATATTTTAACGAATGATATTGTTAGTAATTTAAAAAATAATGAAGATGTCATAAAATTATTATCCGCTTTTAATTTGGGTGTGGATGAATTTTCGTTTGAGAATATATTTAACAAAATACTAGATAACAAATCCGTTATAAATTCATTACTTACCACGAATATAACTATGTTACCGGATACTATTAGTGATATTTATAAAACTTTACTGAAATATCTAAAATGGGATGATATCATAAAAAAAAAGGCCAAATATATAAATATATGCAAAATACTTGATGGGTACTTAATATTGATAAAATCCAGATACAAGCGATAACCATTATTTCAAAATTTAATTTTATATAAATTTCTAATATATCAATTCTGAAATTCATATTTCCAATAGATCCATGTTGAGATTTATTATACTATACAGATCTTATGACACTACATTAACACCCATAATAGTATAAATGTTATAATTAATGCTGTACCTACACCTATCAGCATCCAACTTGTGTAATTTTGCACGTTATTAACATATATATCATATAGACTATTAATAAAATATTCTTTATCCGCCTCATCTTCCAACTTCAATAATAGTGTTATTATTGTAAGTTCAGATTTATCCCAAGTGTTCATTTAATGAATCTATAATAATTGAACGATAGTCCTTTCCATGTGATTCCAAGTATTTTCTGATGTTCAACACACATATATTATAATCTTTATCAGAGATGTAGATCTCATTCTTTCCATTTTTTTTTGCTACTACGTTGTATTCCTTCGGGACATCGTAAGCTTTTACTATAGTGCTCATGATGGTTGGCATAACTAATATAATAATGTTTCAATAATACTGTATATTGTGTAATACACTAGAATTGGGATATATATATAATGATTTATATTCTATGTTAATATTTTGTGGTATATATACTATTAATAACGATAATACTATATAAATAATTATAATCATTAATAGAATAACTATGTATTGTATCAAAGATATATTAAAAATATAATCTATACTATATTTTTTGCTAACAACATCTATACTTGAATTATCTATAAGGGCACTATTGATAGCATTAAGTCCACAATTAGCTTCCACTGATCCACTATTTAAAAATATAAAATCCAATGGGACCGTACCATGGCAATTGTTTACAACTATATTGTCAACATCTATAGACGAATTCAGTGACGCGTATACTTTACATTCTTGTACAAATCCAGTATCAACACCATTTACCATTTCATCGAGTGTTATACCCAACTTGGTTTCCAGTGGTGTTCTTATATTAGAGGGCAATAACTTCATGACTTCTACTAAGCTCTCTATTAATAGCATATCGGCAGTGGTTGAATTCGATACACATTTATTTATAAACACCAATCTACACATATCAGATGAGTTAATATCTATATTATTGACATTTATGGTGCACATCGTTAGAGTATTCGATGCTATTCGGCTTAGTTTATCAGTAAATCGTTCTATTATATTATTATAGACAGTCAATCCTAAATTATCCATTTAATTATTATATACTCGATGTATAAATTAGAAATTGTAATATTAGCACGTTAAAAAACACTCATTTATCATTCATAATCAAATTTTAGTGTTTATTAGTTAACTAATAAGCGAGTAAATACCTATGAATATTAATCCTACCCATAATCCATAATATAGACATTCAATAACTAATATTAGGATTGTACATATATAAATGAGAAGTGCTGTAATTATATAATACATTAACTGTATATGGATAATCAATAATCCATATAATATAATGAGTATAAAGATAGAAATTATACATTTAAATATATTAACTACTAATTTAAATCTGGGATCATCTATAGACCACAAATATACTAAGTCCGGTATTATTGAATTATTAATAACATATGATATATATCTCTTCATTTATTATTCTGTTGTTATATTTTTTCATTATTTGAAAAATAAAAATTATAACCAGACAGTTGATATAGCATGGCCACCATTATATGGGTAGTGTTACTTCTCCAAGTATATGTAGTACATACTTGTATAGATAAATTTATTAGTACAACTGAAATCGAAGATGTTATAACGGATTTTGTAGGAACGGTATATGATGACGCATCTGCCATGGTTATAGGATTGGATATTTTCGGTGATAAATATGTACTGTTATGTGATAAAAATATTAGGAACATCAAAGGCATGAACGTGTATGAGGTCACTGGTGATGATAGTGCAATATATGAAGCAGCAACATATTCCCAATATATTCAATATGAAAATGGTTATCTGTATGTATATAATAATAGCTTGATTTATAAAATTGAAGTACAGAAGCAGAAACTGAAACTCATGTCAACCAGTCGCTGTGAAGAAATAATGCATGTGAACCACTATAGTATCAGTTTGTACGATCATTGTGGAGGATCCATGACTAAATGGGTTATGTATGGATGTGTGGGTTTCATGGTGATGATAGTGTTATTGAGCAGTGTTACATGTTATGTTTATGCTAAAAAATTAATATACCATCGGAAACGGAAACCTGAGAATATATATTTGAGTGAAGCCAAATCGTTGCTAGAGAAAACTTTGATAACAATACAGAACGCACAAGAGATATCAGAAAACCTGACACTTGATCGCAAAAGACAAAATGGAATTGAAAAATTCGCAAAAACTAGGGTTGGTCCTTATCCAACAACTATACAAAGCACCCCAGCCATACCGTTATGTACTAAGAATGTTGAGATGGGAAATTATTAATTATTTGAAAAAATAACTTCGTAAACTAAGATATTATGTGGTTCATGATGCATATCTCTCTTCTATTAGGTGTTATTTCCAGTCTTTATTCTACTACATTTAACTTATCAACACAGACTGATGAAGTGACTACATTCAACTTATCAACACAGACTGATGAAATGACTACATTCAACTTATCAACACAAACTGATGAAGTGACTACATTCAACTTATCAACACAGACTGATGAAGTGACTACATTCAACTTATCAACACAGACTGATGAAGTGACTACATTCAACTTATCAACACAGACTGATGAAATGACTACATTTAAACAACCACATAGTGTATTGAATGATCTGAATATATATAATAATTCACAAGTCGTCAAGTCGGATACTAGTAAAGTGTATGATTATTGTAAATATGTAATTATATTGGCTGCTTATATGATCTCATCAGTGTATATATGTTTATAGTATTTATTATTTTTTTGAAAAAATAACTTAACTGCAAACTACCTGTTATAGTGGTTGTTAGTGCAATATGTTCTTGGCAATAATACTAGTGATAGTGGGCATTTGGAGTGTTAACTCCGAGATGTGTCCTTTTGCAATAAATATGATTAAACATGCTATGAATGGAGGATATGTAATTAAGTGTGTGGAGCTTGATCCGAAGGAGAATTGTATAACTACAGGCTACCACATAAAGCCTAAAAACGTAGGTGACTGTAGTATTGTGCTATATCCAGATGTAGATTTGGAGCTGTATGATAATGTAGCAGTAATATTAGCAACTGATGGAGTAGTATACCTTGTTAATAAATGGTATGCCTATGAAATGTACGGAAGAGTAAAGAAAGGGGATACGTGTACACATCTGCGTGAGTATCCAAAGGAATACGTAGAGTATAATCCGAGAAGTGGAAGTTATAAATCTTCACACCCTAATGTTCTCCGGTTACATGGTTATCACCCGTCAGTTCGTAGACTAACCTTCGATTCTACGGGAATATATTTGACGGTTTATTTCTATCGGTCTAGTTTTAACCAATGTATTGGTGAATCAGGTACTCTTAAATATTATGCTGAAGCCAAACTGTCTGAATACCCGTTATCACCCAAGACAACTACATCGAAACCAAGTGAACCTATATTTGTGCCAGTCAAGACACCTACACCCAAGACAACTACATCGAAACCAAGTGAACCTATATTTGTGCCAGTCAAGACA